CGTTGTTGAACTACTTCTTCAATTTCTTCAACCCACAAGCTGCGCGTATGGCGCGTACGGGTCGAAGCTACGATCTGGCCTTCTCTTTAGGTAAGATCACAGGGACACTGTTCCCGCTCCCGATTCAACTGTTCACCGCAGCAGGGGCTGCATTGAATTTTCTGATGGGGCGTGATACCTCGAAGTATTACTACCTCAAACCCACCATGCCGCTCTATTGGAACGCAGTGAACACCATTGCCAACGGCATTGCCGTGAACATGGGTTTGGTGCCTCGCATCATGTCCAATGCGGAGAAGTCCACTGTTAAAGGTGAACCCGAGTACACCGCTGAGATTGGTCGTCGTTATCAGCGCTTGAATCCTGAAGTCTGGCATGAAAGCGGTGAGATTGATATCTACTCACTGGCCTCTCGTGCACAACGCATCGCCAACGAACAACGTCGTGAGTTGAATAAGGCGTTGGAGACTGGGGAGAGTGCTGAAGCCGTTCAAGCCAAGATTCAATCGATGGTGGACGCTGGTCGATACACCGACACTAAACGTGCCTTCCAGTCCTACGAGGATTACCTCAAGTCGTGGCATTCGCTCAACGACCGGACTGAACAAGAAGACGACGGCAGTGTCGACGTTATCGGTAAGAAGATGACGTTCAAGGAAAAGACCTTGAAGTTCTTCGAGGCTGAATATGAAGACGGTACTCAGTTCGTCACCTTCCACGTGGAACATACCGGGACTGTGTCAGAGTCGTTTAGCAACAGTGCTACCGAACCTGAGATCTCCAGTAAGTTGAATGGATTGTCTTCAGGGGCTCGTCAAGCCCGTTTCAGTTCGGCAGACGGTCAAACCGGTATCGGCTTCATTGACGACATGCTTCAGATGGGTGGTGCATTCATCGAAGGTGTTGCTACAGCTGTTAACCTACAGGGTCTGTTGGCGTTCTCAGGCTCTGCCATTGCCGACATCCCCAAGATGTGGGACAGCTCTTCTGCTGACCTACCTAAGTCTGACTACCAGATTAAGCTGCGTACGCCGTATGGGAATGACTACAGTCGCTTTACAGACCTGTTCATCCCACTGAGTATGTTGTTGGCCGGTAGCCTTCCGATCTCCACAGGTAAGCAATCTTACACCAGTCCGTTTCTCTGTGAGGTCTATGACAAAGGTCGCACCCAAACCCGTTTGGGTATGATTCAGAATCTTCAAGTCAGTCGGGGTGAAGGTAACCTAGGTTGGACTCGTGACATGAAACCTTTGGGTATCAACGTCAGTTTCAGTGTGATGGATTTGTCTTCAATCATGCACATGCCGATCACCGCAGGTTTCGATCTGAGTGATGCGGTGGAACTGGCCGGTGCTGCAGGTTTGGCTGCAAGGGCTGCTAACGCGACCAGCGTGGGTGGCGTTATTGGGCGTGCAGGTGGGGCATTGGGTCTGGCGGCAGGCACTGACTTTGCTAAGGGGTTTTTCGATTCAGATACGGTCTATTCGGATTACTTGGCAACGTTGGCGAGTCTGTCACTGACCGAGCAAGTGTACACCATGCAAAAACTGCGGATCAACATGACCCGTCAGTTCAGCTCGATGAATACTTGGTTCTCGGCCTCTCACTTCACCAACTGGGTGATGGGTAGTGCACCAGCACGTTTGATCTCGGCTAAAGCGGTCGGTATGAGTCTGTGACGGCATACAGGGCGGGGTGACCCCGCCCTGTACGTTTTATGCCGTTAAACCGCTACGCGAGGATGGTCTTTCTTATACAGATTAACCAAGTTCTCACTCCGGTACATGGGGGCAACCATCACAGCCAACTGCCAACGAGGATCACTTCCCAACAGGGTCTTTGCAGCCTTAGAGGCGTAGGCAAATGGGGCCAAGTCTACAATCGATTCACCGTGACGTACATATCGGTCCCAAGACGAGTTAATCCGATTGAGGGTGTTGACCAGAACCGACAGCTCTTCAGCCCTTTTATCAGGGGCATTACGACTAGGAGATTTGTAGAAGGTCAAGATTTGACGCGTGGCATCCGGAACTTGAGCCAAGACCCCACCTACACCGATCTTGTCGATGATCTGATTTAACAACGCCAGATTACTTTGTGCGATGGTCACACGCACGTTCAACGAATACGAGCGCCGGATAATCTCCTCGTCTCTTGCCGAGTTGAGAATACCTGGAATCAAATCAGTCAGTCCTGACTCGATAGCAAACTCGAGTACGGTACTGAAGGTCGCTACTTCTGTGGCCAGATCAAACAACTCGAAAAGGTCTGTTTGTCCACTGATCCGCTTGAGCAGATCCGACGCCCCTTTCAGAGTGTCGTAGTCTCCACGACTGTAAGCACGTATACCCTCTTTACCCAAGACGAGCAAATCCTTGGTGGTGTTAGTAGAAACACCCAAAGATTCCATGGTCTTAAATAGCTTGCCTTGTACACCAGCCGTTAAAGACTTTGTAAGGCTCCCTCCGCCGAGTTTCTTGCCAATGCTAGTCAGGACATCAACTTTAGACATCCGCCCAGCAGAGAGCTTCTCAAGGTCTTTTGTGATGGATTTCACTAACTGCGGTGAACGCTTGAGCTTATCCACTGCCCCTTCGGCAGTATTGACCAGTACGTCGGGGATATTGTTGAGGGTTTCTTGTTTCTTTACCTTGTAGGCGTCAACCGTCAAGAGGTCATCAATGGGCCCCGATTCGAACAGTGACGTCAGTCTCTTTTTAGAAGCCATTGTGGTCTCCGAAGGTCAAAAAAAAAAACAAGGGGCCGAAGCCCCTCATTTCACAGACGGGCCGTAGCCAAGTACTTACCCAAAGCTTGTATCTTCAGAAAGCCTTTTGCCGCCATCTGTTCCAACACGTCCTTAGCCGGGAAGACCACCTGAGGGAACGAGATAAAGTCGCCTTCTTGCAGGTCCGACACTTCGATCGAAGGCAGGTCCATATTGATGGGGACAAGCTTGATCGGGTACTCACGATAAACGTCGCCGTCCTTACGCCAGAATGACATCTCCGAAGGACACAGCTTAGGGATGGCTTCCCCTACAGCAGCTGCGCGACAGTTCAGGTGTTCATGGATCTTCATTAACGTGTCCTTAAAGGTTGAACAGATACTCATAGTATCAATGGTCAGTGAGGAACTTACACACCGCCGTCAGATTGTCTGTGAAGTTGGAACGGTCCGGAATTACTTTACAGTTATCGGGTTTACCGTAGTAGTAATAATGAACCAATGGGAGGGTGTTAGTGATCACCAATTCATACAGCTTTGGGTTCTGGGTTATCTTACAAATCCACCCAATTCGCATCAAACGATCGAAGTCTGGGTTTTGGATGTAGTTCTTGTGATCAGCCTTTCCTTTCTTACGCGCTTCAAATCCTGAGAGTTGGGCATACTCATAATCAAGCATCCCCGTCTTCAAGAAGAAGTGTAAACCCTCGGCTGTATTGAAGTGTCCAAAGGCTGGGTGTTCAAACCCGATAGGTGAAGGGTTGGTTAACAAACGACCCAACTCCGTGTGCCCTCGGCTGTAGATGTTGATGTGTGTGATACCATCATCCAATGGTAACAATTCCATCTGTTGTCGATGCATAGAACATTCATCCATAAAGGGCATATAGCGCAGGTTGCCCTGCGCTTTTTTGCTAGGAGGAGAGTTTATCACCAATACCGCTGCGCCTGATCTTCTCCAACTGCTCATTGAGGCGGTCGTTCTGAGGATCGATTACAGGGGCATTGATCATCTGGTAGGGGCTGGGTTTAAGGGGCTGTTGTCCAGGACGCCTGCGATAGATTGTCATGGGAAGGACAATCTTGTCTCGTTCAAACTCGATCTCGAGGGTCAACTTGGCAGAGACCGGATTTATGAAGGACAAACCTTTCATAAACACGTTCCATGTCATGGTGTTTCGGGACAACTCTTTCGATAGGTTCCCGCGCGCAGACGACATGTCCTTGCCATTTTGCGGAATGCGGTTGCGTGGGTCTTTTAGATATTCAGGCATGCTGTTATTCCAATCGATCACGCTAAACCGAGATTCTCGCAAGATGGTGCGAAACGCTTTGCTTAAGACATCGCGCGCCTCATCTATCTTCTTGTCAGGGTCGTGGAGAATCTCCAGCATCTGACTGCGGTTTTCTCTGCCGTACATGGGGTATCTCCAAAAAGGCCAGGGTAAGTGCCTCGACTTCACCCATCAGGTGTGACAGCTGTCGATTGTAGTAATCGACACTACCCTGGCGCGTTATGCCGGCGCTGGTGAGACCTTTTTGAATAAACTCCAACTGTAGGATGATCGCATTGTATACCTCCAACGGTACAATTGGCGCATCGTCTGGAGTGACCAAATAGTCATCCAAAGTCACACGCCTTAAGTTTAATGGGTTTTCTCGACTGCGTTGAATCTTCTCGGATACTGTCTCATTCGCCGAAATTTGCTTACTGGCTAAGTTGAGCAATCGAATCAACTCGTAAGCGTTAGGGTGTGCGGTATTCAGATGGATGCGAATTCCAACGGCTACCACGTACCCCCTCAAGACATCCAGGTCCAGAAGACGCAGAAGCTTGAGGCAATAGACTACATTTCTATGAAGGTAGTCATTGTCTGTATGTTCCGAGCGAATGCGACTTACGGCCTCTTCCACAGTCTCTTTACGGAGACCGCCAAAGAGTTTTCGTAGGTGCTGCTCGAAAACATAATATAGGTTTGTAATTTTTTTCAAGGAAACCACCATGTCCGAATTCAATTTGACCGATGACGACATTCTTCGTCTGACCCAGGGTCAACGCAAAAAGCTACTCGACCACTACACTGAAAAAGGTATACCCAGCTCGATTGAAGAGCAAGAGGCCTTGATGCGCCTACTGGCTGACATGGACCGCACGGCGCTGGGCAACAAGCGTGTCAAGACGGACGAGAAGCTAGCAGGCACTAACGAGTTGGTTGCTCAGGCCATCACCGATGTGATCAAACATTTCGGTGGACAGAACCCGTTCGAGAACAACACCACAGGCGTGATCATTGACGCCATCCCAGAACCGGACACGAAGCTACTTCCAGCAGCTAACCCAGTCCCTGGGGAAATGAACATTGGGATCGAGTCCCATGACTTCAATGACTTCGTCAAGAAGTTTGAAGACTAGCATATCATCAGGTATTCAGTAACGGTTTACTGACGGCATACAGGGCGGGATGACCCGCCCTGTTTATGCACGCAACAAGCTGAAGAAGGCAGGAGGTAACAGTTGTAGGGAGATGTACACCGACATCACCATCTCACTTACCGCAAAGGGATTAACCTCACCGAAGTGCTCAACTGTACGGTCTTCTTTGGTAATGACTCGGTCATGACTGACAGCGGGTGCTAACAGATTGACTTCGGGAATCGCATGGGTGCGGAAGTTATCCTTCTGCGCCTCCATCCAACTCCAATAGTCGTACATCACCAATAGCGAAACCTCACGCTTGATCCACTGAGGGGTCAACTGTTCTGGTTTCATAAAGACCATCTTGACTTCAACCACATTGCCTGTAAGGATCTCACAGGCCTGTTGAATGGCGGCCACCTCAAGCTCTTCGAGTTGATAAGGCCAGTAGTTAACCAAATACTGCGTGCGTGACACGAAGGGTAGGTTAACTTGACTCACCACTAACGCTTCACTCAGTTCCTCTAAGATCCGAATGATGTTAGTGGGCCTTGCTGCTATCAAGGCTTGTTTGTCGCGCGTTTTCCACCACTGCTTGAATTGGCTATGGGTAACCAACCCTTGAGTCAACTCGGAGTAGTCGTCAGACTCACGGGTCCAGTAGCCCTCCTGCATCAACATCGTGGCGGCTTCAGGTGAATGAATAGCGACTACCCCCACCCGCGTATCCAACAAGCTATCAAGGTCGATGTAGACCTTCTGATCGAACTCAGAGGGTGTTGAGGAAGTCTGGTTTGACATACTCGTCCCTACCTAGTGCGATCAACAGCACAACTGCGAACCACGGGTTATTGGTAATGAGAGGTTCTACTTCAGTCGGACCCACTACCCGCTCGTAATAGTCGGCGTCCAACGCCCCTTGTTCTTTGGTCACCACTTGGGCTGCAAACCGCAGCGCTTTAGCCACCTCGGTGTGAAAGTCGTGTTGAACATGAGTCAGCATCAACAACGTCACTTCAGTCACCATCTCCTGAACAACGCTTTCTTCACGAATCTCCTCCCACAAATCCTCGACGACATCGTCGGTGATAAAGAGTGGTTGGAAGTCCAGGCGCAATTTACTTACGAACTGGAACACCTTAAGACGTTCTTCAAGCATTGTCTTGGTGGCAGTGTTCTGATCGGCCCGAATAGCAACGAGTCGATTGATGTAGCTGTTCACCAGGGCGTGGGTTTGTTGGCAGAGATGCGTAAAGTTTTCGTGCTGGTTCATCATTTATCCAACGTGTTGTCCAAGTGCATCGCTTTGAGTAAGGTACTAAGGGTCGTGACCGACTTCACCTTGGTACCTGCTTGGCCCAAATGTTCGATCGAAGCCCCACCCGTCTCGTAGATGCTTCGGTTCATGGCGTTAAAGCCTTTGGCGTCACCGCCACGGAACTTAATCAGTTCGGTGATGGTGTAATCCAAGTTCTGGGCAAAAAGCACCTGTAGCTCCGGGAAGGAGATCTTCGAACCTTTAGAGGCCCCCGTGGCCTGTCCTGACAGGTCATCGACATGCTTGTTGTTCTCAGGAATCGAAACCTTCTTTTGGAGCAACTGTACCTGTCGACGCACCGGAAGATCAACCACCATATAACGAATGGGGGTGAGGTAGGTCATACCTGTGGTGGTGTCAGTCAGAACCAAGCGTTGGAAGAACTCGTGGTTCAGCTCTTTGGCAATCTTAAGGTTTCGCTCAAGATCCAAACGGTCCTTGGTCAGGTTTGGAGAGATGATAGACAGGTTGGCTTCACCACTCTCCAACTGCTGCATGAACTGATCGAATTGGCGATCAGACATAGCGGCAAACATTTCTTCATACCGGGCGCGATTAGGGCTGCCCGGCAAGAGTTTGTCGATGTACTTCAAAATGAATTCTGTGGCGGCTTTGCGATTGCCCATGACTTCTCCCCCGACTACCAATCACAGACTACATCAAGCACCCCAATGCACAGGGATTTGGCCATACCCCGTACAGTCAAGTTCACAGGTTCGTTTAGCCCGTGGAACGAGATCAGGTGGGTGAGGTGCTTAAACTCGTAGTCTAACTGTTGATAGTACTCTGCACTTAAAGGTGCGTGAAATATGTAAGCGGCTGATTTGGAAAATGCGATGTCCTGAACCAAGCTGGACATACGCAACACCGTTGGTTGTGTTCCAATGAAACGAACGGCCACCCCCAAGCGCGGGTCGTCAGGGTCCCACCCTAAACTGGTCAATGCTGACAACAGTGTATGGCGAAAGGACTGAGCATCCAAATTGGGGGTCGACGCAAAAACACCAACCACCACAGAATCGTACAGACCTGTTGTCGCCATATTGACTTTGGCTGATGGTTGGGGAGCTATGCCCAATAGGAAGTCATCCATTCGGATTACACTCCGTGTTGGGCAAGTGTCGGAAATACGTGGCGTTCCAGATCACGCAACCAGAGCCCTACAGGACGTTGGTCGATCAGGTATTCGCGCTCTTTCTGAGTGTTGACTTCCAGCGAGCCGAGGTGGCAACGCAGAAAGCCGTTGATTTCAGCCTGTTGAGCTTGTGGAGTCTTTGCCGTACAGGTGAAGCTTTGACTGAACTTTTGAGCGACCTCCGGACAGGAACGCTCCAGTCTCTCCAGCAATTTATTCATGGTACTCATCCTAGTGATCCTCGAATGAAGTTAGTGGGCTGTAAGGAAACAGCCTTCGTATCATTACGAGTAGTGTTGGCATTTGTTCTATATGGTAGGTGATCCATTTAAAAAATAACCGTCATACGCCCAGGCCGAAGCCTGAGCGTAGAGGACAGGTTAGTCGTGTCGGCGAGTAACGCCCAAAGCGAAGCGCAACAGACCCATCAAACCAAACGATCGCCGCTTAAGGCGTTCGGCAGTAAGCGGATCAATCTGACGATCTTCAGTTACAATGTCCAAGGTGCGAAGCCCGAGTGGACTCATCATTTAAAACCCTCCGGACTGTACTCCCCTTTAGCCATGCGCAGGATGTCGAAGGTCGACAGGAACTTACGTGGATTCGAAGCTTCGTCCTCCTTGTAGATCCAGTAACCCCGACTGTTCAGGATCTTCTGCCAGTCGTAACCCTGCTCTTTGATCTTGGCGTACAGCTCAGCCGGCGCCATCATGTAGTCGATGGTCTGACTGAACCCCAGAACATCCATCTGGCAAAGTTCGGAGGTGATTTCTGCAGCCCGCTTTTGTTCGTAGGTTTCCACCAACTTACTGCGCACGGTGGTACGTTGCATCACCACTTCGGGGTTGATGTCGAAGTAGTAAGCGCGGTCATGACCACCCAGACCAAACTTGTAGAACTTGCAGTAGTTGAATTCGGACAACGACGCCAGCAGACCATCGCGCTGCGAATAGATCACTTCGAACGGCATCCCTGTAGGGCCCGACTTGGCTCGCAGGTTCTGCAACGTCAGCAGGTTGAGATCAGTATCCCCCTTGAGGTTGTCATCGGAGTTCTCCGGGTACTCAGGTCCCTTGGTGGTGGCGTTCTGTAGTACCGAAACGCTATGGCAGTACCAGAGGTTGTTGGTGAGGAAGGTGAACTTCTCCGGAACGTTTTTGAAGACGTTCTTGCCTTTAAGGAAGGCCAACTTCTTCGGGTCCGGGGCATACGGGTCGAGTTGATGTTTGTCACCCACGTGAGCTGTGGTGATCACGAAGTTCGAGGCACCAGCTGTCATGTTCGGCAACTGCATCAACATCTGCGTCTTGGCTGCCGCAGAGCGCAGGGCGTCGGTGTTGGCACCAGAGTCACCGATCTGGTTCTTGTCATAGATGCCTTCGACCGAGTCGGTGATGAACATGCTGAGCGAATCGATCTCGAACAGGTGGGCCATCAGCGTTTGGATGTAGTTACCCTTGTTGTCCACGAACGGCAGTGTCCGAGTCATGGACTTCGCTTCTTTACGCTTGGCGTTGGAGAAGTCACGGAAACGATCGAACCACTTGTTGCCTGAGATCATGGTCGAGTCGGTGAGGATCAGCTTACGCAGGTCCACCAGATCCAACCCTTGAAGCTCTGGGAATATTGAAGCAAGGTGATACAGACGCTCCAACATCAGCGACACTTCGGTGTCGTAGAAGTTAGCAGGACTGCCGTAGCGCGCCAAGGCGCAAAGCATCATGTAGTGTGCAACAAGGGATTTGCCCATGTTACCACGACCCCCAATCCCGGTAAACGGAGCAAGACCACCGTTAAGGATCATCTCACCGTTTTTACCTTCGTAGTATCGGCCGGTGGGGATGTCCATCAGACAGCCGAGGTTGAGGAAAGGGCGCAGACGTGGCGCTTGGTCAAAATAGTCAGAAAGTTCCATTCAAAATACTCGCTTGAACCGTGTTGGGTCGTGTTAAGTGTTGTTACTCACATTGATATCCGAAAGATGTTTATTTTTATGACCCCACCTTCCCTATCACCTTGAGGTAGTTATGGACTTTACCATTTCATTGGAACAACAGGCGTCTCTGTTGTCGATGGAGGCATTCAACGTCAAAGCGTCGATGCAAGCCGTCACTCGTGTTTTCCCTTCGTTTGCCCGTAACGTTCAGGACAAACTGAAAACCTTTCTGGCCACCGAACCTCCGTTGATCCCGGCAGTAAAGCCCTTGAGCATGGCCAAACTCAAGAGCATCAATTTCGCCGCCCATCGCAAGACCCAAGTCTATGGTCCTTTGGGACTGAAGGTCACTTACGGTGAGTACCTCCACGCCCTCGATGCATCGATTGATGTGGTGACCCAACTCCAAGAAAAGCAGGTGGGTGCGCTAACTCAATTTGCTAACGGCTTGTTGGCAGAACCAGGTCGCTTCAACAGCGCCCGTTCCGATAAGCCAGTCCTGCCGTTTGGGGAAGACACTATCGTTGAGTGCCGCAAGAAGATCGACAAGTGCGTGGATCGTGCCAGCACCCAATCGATTCACGAATACGGCAAGCTGTTTCGCAACAACACCGAAGTACACATCACCACGGAACAGGTCAACGGTATGATCGACCGCTACCTGCGCGTTAACCGTGAAGAGCTGATTCAATCGGTGGCTGATTGCGTGGACGTGTTGGAGCGTATGGCTGACCGTTTGGAGCATGACGATAGCTTCAAGCCTAACGGCGCAACGCTGTCTGCACTGACTCAAGGCATCCTCACCACCGCTAAACTGGTTGAGTTCTTTTCGGTCACAGGCTTCCTGCTTGCAGAAGTGGCCGGTTGTGTACAAGAGACCAATAAAGGCGTTGAGCGCTTGGCGTAACGGGCATAAACACCTGACTACCCCATCCCACCCAGGGAGGGGTAGTCAGCCTATGCCGCTTGTGTCAAGCCGCCTGTAGGCGCGTGTGGTTAACCACGCCGCGAATGTCTTCGACCATGACCTCGTTGGTATCGTAACGCAACCATTGAGGGATGTTGGCCACCAGCTTGTCGTAGGTACTTTCAGGTGCAGTGTTGAGGTCCACGCCATCCAACTCAATACCCTTCCAAATCCGTTTGGACACCATCGCTGGGAACTCCAGCGCCTCAGGGCATGAAGCCAGACCCAGCGTAGCATTCAGACGCTCCAACTCATCCGGCGTTATCGCTTTGAGATGACGCATCCCCGAGAACACACCGACCAACAACATCAGCTTCTTCCCGTAGCGCGGCAACCCGAAACGAAGAATCACGCCGAGTAGCCGGCGGTTGCAGCGCTCGAGCTTCTCCGTTGCAGTTCCGATCAGGTTCATGTATAGACCTACTTAACCAGGTAGTAGACAAATGTTTGAATAAACACTCGCCCAGATGCCTGCATCATCTACTGTTTCAATCACCACGCCATACCGGAAGGCCTGATCGCTTTCACGCCAGGTGACCACCGTTACAGTCGGCGATTGTTCCGCAATCCCAGACATCAGGTTGCGGATACCGACGTCCAACCCAAAGGTGATCGGGATTTTAAATTCCCCGCTCTTAACCCCCGTGTCATACGCTGCAACAACATCCATCTTTTTGACGGCATTGTTGATACTCGGCAACAGTTTATTAACAGGCTTCTTGGCGGATTTATCCTCCGCGTAAAACATTGAGGTGATGTCCGTCTTAACCAGCGGGATCGACTGCTCCAAATCCAAATGGTTTCGAAGCACCTCTTCGAGTGCAGAGAGGTTTTCAGCCAACCGGAACGCGGTCAACGGCGGACGCAGCTCACGGGTCAGTAACACATCGTTTGCCGTACAAACGTCATTACGACCGAAGTTTGGGGTGTGAAGGAAGTTAGTGCCGTTTTCCTGAATATCGGCGTAGTTCGTCGCACTCAGAATGTTGGACAACCGCCCCACGATGACGTTGCTGAACTCACCCTTGTCCAGTTCGTCTTGGTAAGTGGTCAAACGTTCCAGAACAGGATCGCTTTCTTTGAAGTACAGTACCGCAAAGCCTGCATCACTTACCTTCTTGCCAATGAATTCATCCTCAGTACCGTGGTCGCCCACGAAGTACACCACACGATCGTCGGGGGATTTGAGAGGGCCACCCACATGCGTGTTGAAGTACCAGTACGGGTGATTCAAAAGCTTGTTGTACGAAACTTTGTTCGTCCAATACCCTTTGGCTTCGGTGATCTTGTGTTCACTGATCTCCAAACCCTTTCGGCCAGCAATGATGCAGCGTGAGGCTTGGTTATCGACGATAGTGTTACCAAAATCGCCAGCATGACCTTGCACCCACTCCAGCTGTACATTGCACCCACTGGCACGCAGTTGACGAGCGAGTTTCAATAGCTCGATCCATTCTTCTACGTTAGCCACAGGTTCACCGTCACGACGGCGCCAGCCTTGCGCTTCCCAGTTATCGCAGTACGTCAAACCCTTTATGACGTAGTTGCTGTCTGTCAACAACAACAGATCTTTTACACCGTGCGCTATAGCATACCGGAGCGCATTCGTCGCTGCGGTCAATTCAGCGATGTTGTTGGTGCTGATAGGGATCAAACTACCGTAGCCATCCAGGTATTTCACCGGGGTCACTACTTGGATTTTGTCGATGGTCATCTGGGTGCGGGGGAAGAAAGAACCCAAACCTTCCATCGACTTCAATTCTTCATAGGTCGTCTTGTCATCGACATACCCCATGTTGGTCAAGATGGCTTGACAACCCGAACCTTGCTTCGGTACATCCAAGGTATAGAGATACCCATGAACACCCCAACCACCGATACCCCGAGACGGCTTACACCCCCCATCGCTATAAAGTACAGCGCCCAGATCACGGTGCTCCATCGCTTCGATGGCTTTCTTGGCTACGTCAGCCGGAGTGACGGACTTTGAGAGATCCTGTCCACTCAGAGCTTCAGCCACGGTTGCTACAGCCGCCATGGCTTCAGGGGAAAGCTTGCCCTTGGTGTGGGAACCAAACAACCCAGCATTTTTGATTTTAATAGTGTCAGTCACAATCTTGGCCTTTTAGTCCGGTCTACTACTTCATAGCGCTTTGCTATAAGCTTTTACTGGACCGGTTTGGAGTAACCTAACCGGTCACGCAACATCTCGATAGTGACTCGCATCTCACCCAAACGCTCTTCACGCAACTGGATGGTTTTATTAGCTTCAGCCAAATCAATCTCATACTGGTGGTTCTGTTGCTTAAGCTCAACCACCTCGATCCGGATGGCCGACAGCTCTTCGGTCAATTCCCGATGATCGGCTTCCACCACCTCAAAACCTCGTTTAAGTTCACGAATCTTTTCTTGGTTGGCCATCAGCGTATCCAAGTGATCCAGATTTAGCATGAACAAAACGATACACGCCAAGAACACACCCAGTACCGCTCGGTTGTGTATGATGGCTTCACGAAAGTCTTTGTTCTTGATAAAGACTTCCTTTAAAAACGGTAACAGCTTAACCAGTAAGCCGAACAGCGCTACGATATTGGTCACAGACGGCTCCTTAAAAACTCGTAATACTATAGACAGCCCAGTCACGGAACTCCCAGATAATTGAGGTAAATTCCATGTATATTCTCAAAGGCTTTATGGTGATTTCACCACTGGCCGACAACACGGTGAACGTGATCGCACCGCTGGGGGAACTTTCCACCCAAAGCTACACGTACGCCAAAGAAAAAGGTCAGTACACCAATCCCAGTTACAAAGACGTTGTGCTCACAACCTTCCGTAGTAAATCGGTGGAAGAGGAAACTGAGACCTTGGTGGTTGTACCGATCGTCCATCAAAACGCCGCGTTGCAGATCGGACAGTGGCTTTACACCAAAGCCGAACTGGGTGAGCTTAACAGCAATTATCAACGCTGTCAAGAACTACTTCAAGCGCAGTTTGGTAGTTTGGTTAGCAACATCAAAGTTGGCCAAATGCAAACTGACCGCACCCGCTGGTTACCTGAATGGGTCAGCTATACCCTCACAGGCAGTGATAACGAGGTTAAGTTCTGGTTCAGCGATACAGCTTTCCAAGACCAGTACGACGAATACGAAATCGAATTCGTTCCTGCGCTGGAGCCTCTGGACAGCTTCTTCAATGACCCTCTCGTGGTTCAAGCGGCGCTGGCTGCACGTAGCATGACGGCGATCTTTAACCGGATCGAGGAAGTCAAGAACAAGCAACCTTATACCAGCTTGCTCAACCAGGAGTTCGAGTACCGTGGTGGTCCTATTGGTGAAAGCCGACTGATGACCAATTGGACGGTGATGATTTGGGGTGTGGCGGGTAACAACCCGGACATTATCAAAGAAGAACTGGCCGAGTACATCCTTGGTAACACCCAACACACCGAAGAAGAATGGATCAAGATCTTTCCTGACATCTTCACCAACACGGAATTCATCCTAATGCCATTCTGGGATCAGTATGCTATTCCAAACCGCACCATCGTAACTGGTATGTACTCGCCGAGTACGCACCTGCTGTCAGCCCTGTCTCTGGCTTACGCTGCTGTGGAAGGTAAGGGGTATTACCGGGAACACGTCCAGCAGAACCTGGTGCTGTCCTCGGTCTTGTACAAGTCGCTGGCCTTTGCTGCGGTAGGTGGACCCTACAACCGTGATGGCATTTATCGCCTTGACATGAAGTGGGAAGATTATCTGATCGTACCCACTACGTCGCCCGACTTTAACCGGATGGATATCAAAACGCAGGAATGGATCACGCTCTTTTACGAGATGTTGATCGTGGCTGAGAACGCCACACCTACGTCGAGCATTCCGCGCGGCATGAGTCGTGTAATCCGCAATGGGGTAATGTACATCGCAGCAAGCTTTGAACGCGTACTGTATTTGGTGCTGACGCGGTACACGGTTCAGGAGATTGAAACCTCCCCCGAACGTTTCCCGTGGGTGCCTGAACGTGGGTTGATTCTGACTGACTCGACTGACACGTTGTACATGATCGACCAAGAGGAAAACCTCTTGTCTCGGATGGTAGTGACGAACGATCCACTGGTAACAGCATAAAGCTAGACATCCCTCAGGACCCGAAGGTCCTGAGGGGTGGTTTTATGACCAGACTTCGAGGTACAACCCTCCGTAATTCTATGAGAGAGGCCAAACTCTTATAACCACGAGGAACATGACATGTCTACCCTTCTCGATCAACAAACCGAGGTGCACGTCCAGCTCGGTAACGGCGCACCGGCATTTCTGCCTACTGCGATCGGTCAACACTACATCGACATCGCCAACCGCCGCGTTTACCAATCGGTAGGCATCAACTCTGTCGAAGACTGGTCGGTACCGCTGGCCAATATGGCTGACCTTGATGCTCTACCTAAGACCAAAGTCGACTTCGGTCTCGGTAACGTTGAGGACTACGCAGTTGCCAGTCAGTCGGAAGCCGAACTGGGTCAGGCCAATGACCGTTACATGACGCCGCTGCGTGTCACTCAGCTGCTCAATGCCCTGTTCATGCCGGTCCTCGACACCTTCATGGCTCGTCGCGACAACCCGCATCAGGTCACTGCTGAACAAGTCGGTGCACTGACTTCGGAAGCCACCCAACTGCTGTTGGATGAGAAACTGGCCGAAGGAGACCTCGCCGGTCTGCTGCAAGCGTTCTGGGCGGAAAAGGTCGGCAGTGCTCCGGAAACTCTGGATACCATCCAAGAGATCTCTGCTGCGCTGCAAAACAACCCGGACGTTATCACTGTCCTGCAACAGTTGGTCAATGACAACGCCGCTGCGATTGGTGCGTTGGAAACTCGTGTTGATGGTATCGATGCTGAGATCACCCAAACGCAAGCAGACTTCGCCGCTGGCGTGCAGGCCGTTAACGACCGCGTTGATGCTGAAGCCCTGACTCGCAACACTGCTGACCAAGCGCTTGATGACAAGATTGTTGAAGTCGACACGCGTCTGTCTGCCGGTAAGGTTGACGTAGGCGGTGACATCTCCACCAACACTGTCACTCAAGGTGAAGGTGAAGCGGCTCAACAGGTTGCCCTGAGCGTTCTGATTGCTCAGCTTCAGGCGGGTATTTCTGAAGCAGGCGATGCCAGTGACCTCGAAGCACTACAGAGTGCGTTCAATGCGTTTGTTGCTGCTAAAGCCACTACCGCTGAAGTCATCGCCGGTCTGGATGATGAGAAATACACCACTGCCATGGCAGTTAAAGGTGCTATTGACCAAGCCGTCGCCGAATTGGTGGGTACTGCTCCTGAAGCACTGGATACCATCCAAGAGCTGGCTGAAGCGCTACAGAACAACCCTGATGTGATCGCTGGTCTGGTTGACCAGATCGCTACTAAGGAAACGCCTGAAGGCGCACAAGCTAAAGCCGATGCCGCTCTGGTTGAAGCCAAAGCCTACGCCGACACCACTGCAGCTTCCAGCGTTGAAGCCGCTCAGCTGTACAGCGACAGCACCACCCAAGCCCTGATCGACGAACTCAACCGCCTGGCTGCTGAGATCGAAGGGTCTGGTACCGAAGAAGTACCGGCACAGTAACACCTGCACTTAAGTGAGCACTCTTAAGACCGTTCTTTTTTAATCGGAACGGTTTGTTTAATTCAGTCCATGGGGATGTAAAAAATGGCAATGTCTAATGCGGAACTCGAAGTTGCCCTGAAATCGGGTCTTCAACGCTTGGTTACCGCTCTGGCCAACAAAGTTGCGCCGGACTCTCTCTTGCTCGAAGGCAAGTCTCTGGCTGAAATCACCAGCCTGATCCTCGCTGGTAAAGCCACCACTGCAGGCACAGCCGACAACGCACTGGCTGTAGGTGGTAAGGACCTCACCACGCTGGAAAGCGAGCGTAATGCTCAGCTGGTTGCTGCCATCGATGCCCTGCGTATCGAACTGGAAGGCGACATCAGCAACGTCACAGCTGAATCCCTCGGTCTGGGTAACGTCGTTAATTACGGTATTGCCACCGAAGAAGAAGCTCTGGCTGGTGCCGTTGACAAATACGTCACTGCCGCTCTGGCAGTCAAGATCGCTCAGGCCAAGATCGATGCGATCGTTGATGCTGCTCCGGAAACCTTGGATACCCTCAAGGAAATCTCCGAAGCTCTGCACAACAACCCGGACATCATCGACAACCTGATGTCCAGCATTGGCGTTAACGCCACTGCCATCGAAGCACTGGACACTGCTGTTCAGGCCTTCGAAGCCAAGGTAATGGGTTACTTCGACGTTGACGGTAATGCCAACAACGCCAACCTGTTCGCCGGCAAGACGCTGAACGAAGTTCTGGACATGGCGCGTGACGGCGTTGACATGTCTAACGTTGTACTGAAGACCGATGACTTCGGTCCGTACACCGTTGCGCTGGCTTCGGATACTACTACTCAAGAAGTACCGATTCTGGTCGAGACTGTCGACACTGCTGCAGCGATGGCCCACATCGTTCGTGTCGGTGAAGTCGTCACTGTTGAAATCAACGATGGTGAAGGCAACTTCGCTGTTGTCACCGAAGCTGAAATGGGTGGCGGATGGGTCCTGATCCAAGAAGCCATCGATGCTCGCGAAGGTGACTTCGACCAGTATTTCCTGCTGGGTTCGACTAACCAAGAAGTGACTGCTGCTGCGCGTACCCTCAAGACGCTTTTCGAAGCCCTCGAGCTGGCTGACAAAAATGCGCAGACTCGCATCACCTCGGAAGTGGAAGGGCTTAACAGCGCCATCACCACTGGTCTGGCCGGTGCTCATGATCATGCTGAAAGTGTTCGACAGAATGCCCAACAGGCGCTGGATAACTGGACTGAATCCATTCAGCAGAACCTGAGTCGCATCGATGCCTTTGCTGTCGAAACTCGCCAGATGGCTTTCGACAACCAGCAAATGCTGTCGGAACTGATGTCGGAAAAGGTAGATGTAGCTGGCGACATCAGCAGTAACACCGTTCTTGTAGATGAGACTGCAATTGAACTGTCGCAAGTCATCGCCGACATCAAAGCTGAAATCGCCAGCGCCGGTCAAGCAAGTGGCGAAAGCCTTGCTCTGCTTGAACAAAAGGTTGACGACTTCATCGCGGCGAAAGCCACTGGTGAAGAAGCCATCGCTGGTACCGACGATGCCAAGTACATCACTGCGCTGGCCCTTAAAGCCGCACTGGATGCGCTGAACCTCGCTGGTAAACTCGACGTTGATGCCCAAGCCGTTGACTCGGCTAAGCTCGGCGGCAAGAGCTTGGAAGAAGTCATCGCTGACGCTCAAGCTGGCGTTGACATGTCGAACCTGGTCTTCAAGACCGACGACATGGGCCAATACTCCCTGGCTCTGGCCAGTGACGTAGAAGGCGAGCCGGTTCGTACCTTCAAGCAGATCCTCGACGCGTTCGAAGTGACGCTGGGTGAGAAAGCCACTGCTGTTGATCTGGCTGCTGAAGTTGCAGCTCGTGAAGCACTGGACACTCGCCTGTCGGGTGAAATGGATGCTGTTGAGGCTCGGGCAACCGCGCTGGAAGACCGCGCCACTGCGCTGGAATCCGACAAGCTCGACGCTACCGCGCAAGCTGTAGACTCGGCTAAGTTGGAAGGCAAGTCGATTGCTGACTTGACTGCCAGCGGTGAAGAAGCAGCTGCCGGTGTCATCACCGATAAGTTCATGACTCCCGGTACTGCCAAGGAAGCTTTCGATGCTCGTTGGGCTGAGAAAGTCGGTGCTGCGCCTGAGACCCTCGACACGATCGAAGAGATCGCGTTGGCTCTGCGCAACAACCCAGATTCCCTGGCTGCAGTGGAAACCGTTGCCAAGCAGTACACCGATGCTGAAGTTCTGGCTGCCATTCAGCAGATCTCCGGCGAAGACATGGTTGCTGGCACCACGCTGGCTAGCCTGTACGCTCAGGTTCAAGCTCTGCAAACCTCCAAGCTGGACGCTACTGCGACTGCAGTAAACTCCGAGAAGCTCGGTGGCAAGAGCCTGATGGAAGTCATCGATTCGGCTATCCAGCCTGGTCGTCTGTTCTACCCGGTTGTCCATGTCAATGGTAGCCTGGAAGACGACAACTACGTCATGCCGACTCCGGCTGATGTCTGGGCTCAGGTGAAGACCAACGCCGTCATGGAACAGGTCGACACCATCTACGCCGTGGGCGTCAAGCGTCTGCTGCCGGGTAACCTGCTGGCCCTGACCAATCAGGAAGGCATGACCCTGCGTGGTGCGGTGTCTGAGGCACAAGAAGGTCCTGGCTACGTTATCATGCGTGCCGGTATCGAGGACACTGAGTGGACTGTGATCACTGACCCGATGCTGGGTTGCGTGGCTCGCCTGTCCAAGCACTGTGTCGTTGTCGGCGACAACACTGAGCGTTTCGTTCCGGGTCAGACGCTGTTCTACAACGGCTTCGAAGCTCTGAGCGAAAACGTGTACTACGACTGGACGCTGATGGCGGACAAGGAGTGGGAAGTCGCTACCTTCACCGGTACTGACCTCTTGATCGACAGCGCTCGTTACCATCGCAGCGAAATCCGCATTCAATCGACCGGTCCGGTCACCGTGACGTTCGACGTCCCGACTGACCTGCCGTACGAGATGGAAGTGCGGTTCGTGAACCAGACTGGGGTCGAAGTGACCTTCGCTGGTAGTAACGTGGTGTCGGTACCGCGTATGCAACAGTACACCCTGACTAAGGTCAACGGTGTGGTGCGTGCTGTACGTTACACCAACACCTCCGTTGCGTTGGCGGGTGATATGGATGAAGCGTTCTTCGCCAATCCGGATTACTCGGCACCTCAGGCCTAAGTAACAATCGTGCAGCGAGGGGCAACCCTCGCTGTATGACGCCTATTTAATGACAGTCGACTTCTTTTAAAAGGTTTAACCATGGCCCGAATGACCCCACCGTTGCTTACAAAAGGGCGTTACACCCTGGTCAATCCGTTTGTGGCTGAGGACACCGTACTCTATACCTGTACGGCACTGCGTACTTTTGCTGAATGCGAAGTGGCGGGCGAAAACGTCTTACAGGACGTGTACCTCAAACACAACCTGACCGAACGTGAATACAACCGTGACTTGGATGCCGGTGCATTGTTGGTTACGTTGATGTCTGAGACTCAACCACCAATCTTTGTACCTGACACCTACATCGAGTCATACCCCAATCTCTCCGATGTCGTGTATAACCATGTGGTGTTAACCGTCTCCTTGGGATCAGTTCCAGATTTCCTGAACTTTGATTTCCTCAAGGCCCAGATGGCTGCGCTGGTTTCCGACGTTATCGGTGTTACACCAGAAGTTCAGTTGGCACGGGCGATCAGTAGCGGTATCGTCACCCCCGAACAACACGAAGCAATGGAAGTGGGACGACAAGCAGCTATCAAACTTCGTACCACCGATCGGGCAAAGAACGTAGAGCTACAAAACAAGTGTACCCGTCTGGAAGAGCAAAACAAGATTCTGGTCGAACTACTTCAACAACACGACATCATTCCGATGTAATGCGGCATACAGGGAGGCTCAAGCCTCCCTGTAGCTGTTATGCTGCATAGGTAAACATGTAGATGGTTGCACGGTTGTCCAGCTGACGATCTACAATCAATAACTCTTCAAGATATTGACGGAACTCCAACGGCCAACCTTCGAAATCGCGCAAGAACCGCCGCACTTCCAAAGAGCGACTTTGGATCTTCTTGACATTGAAGGGGAACAGGCTTTTGATTACCACCACAGCCATTGTTACTTGTAGGTCCGTAGTTTGGTCTTCTTCAAATTCCTGCATAAACAATTCAACCGTTACCCAAGCGCGTTCAAGCACTTGATACAGATGGTCACGATTGCTACAAGCAGCCAACACATAAGCTGCGAACTCTTCGCCCAAGACTGTAACCAACAAACGCAACCGAGTACGGGTGAATTCGTCAACCGCCGCTGCCTTAAGCGAAGGGTTTACAGAAAGCACGCGATTGGCTTGCATCGATTGGGCGTCAGCTTGAGTCACTAAACGCCGCATAAATTTCATGACAACTCCCACTTAAGGTCTGCCGGTTCGTAACGTTGGAAGCTACCGTAGCCCCCCTGCTCAAACTGAAACGCAGGTTTACCCAGAGCATCGAGGGCGTGTCCCAATTTGCCGTCATATAAGCACAGCGCGAAGGAATCCCACGCACTGTGTTCACACGGTATAATCGGACCTGCGTTTTTGACCCAGTTGAACAGGTAGGCATGAAGTAGGCAGGCTTGGGGTGCACCGACCACCTGCCCACGAACATCGATAGGTAGATAGAACAGTACTTCCCCACTGAGCAACTCTCGACTGGTGAGTCGGAAGTTGACAAACTCCTTTACCACACTCATGCGCTACCCCACCCCTTACTTGTCGTCCTGCTCTTCCTCTTCTTCGGATTCGGACTCCTCCTCCTCCTGTTCTTCTTCCTGCTCTTCCTCTTCTTCCTGTTCCTGTTCACCGCCTTCAGCACCGCCAGTAGGCTCTGCGTCTTCGTCGGTGTCGGTGTTGGTCAGGTCAGCAGGGTCGGTACCGCCATCGTTTTCACCGCCTTCATTCGGCAGACCTGCGTCGGCTTCGTTGGCACCGCCGATGACCACACCCGGCTTCGGATTGTTGTCATCTTCGCTGAGTACCAGCGCACCAGCCTTCTGAGAGATTTCCAGATGTTCGACGAACTTCTTCTTCGACTCCCCTACCGCAGCAGGATCACCGATACCGGTCAGGACGACACCACGGTCGCGCAGCAGTTCGATGACGGCGAGCAGGTCGTTCATCTTGGCGACGATCGTCTGGTGTGAAGGTTTCTCGGTCTTCGGGTCGATCGACTGCAGACTGAAACGGTTGCCTTTGGAAAAAGCAACGGCGAGTTCAGCTGCTTCTTCAGCAGCGGTTTGCACCAAGTTCTCAATGAGGTTCATGAGTTAACACCTTTGATTTAATGAAAGGGACACAAGACCATGTCATAACATCAGGCCATGGTCACGTGTTGATTATGTCTCATGGGTACGGTGATATTGGCAGCATCCATAACCAACACCTCAGCGTTCGTAAACGAACCGTGTGATGAGGCATAGTGACTAATCATAAATACTTGGCTAAAACCTTTCGTTTCCACAAGGTCTTTAACGAAGTTCATGACGTTCGTCCGATGACGTTCATCAAACGAATGACCGAGTTCGTCCAAGTACAGTGGGTAGTCTGTCAAGCGCAAATAGAACATCACGATCAGCTTAAAGGCAAAATCAATGATCTCACATTGACCTGTTGATCCCTTAGCCACATCCGGTACCCGGTTAGCTTCTGATTTAACATGAATAGGGAATTTGTAATCCAACTCCCCAGATTCCAGCCCACACGGTACAATGTTGAGGTCGTATTCCCACACATTCCCAATCAACGTATTCATGTGGTCGGTGAAGGCTTTGATGAATCCAATCAACTGTTCAGCAATCAAGCCATCCACAGGGGACAAGATCTTCGCCAGGATTTTGTACGTCTCCCACTTCTTATTGGTGAGTTCGTGGTCCATCATCAGGTCGTTGATTAAACCTTCAACCGCATGCTTTTCTGCAATCTTAGATTTGAGTACACCCAATCGTGCTTGATGGGCTTGGATCACCCGATCGATTCCGTTGTTACGGTACTCCACCACAAGGTCTTCATAAGCTGCCAACTTCTCCCCATGAAGCACTTGGAGACGCTGTCCAACCTCAGTGACGGTGTGGGCGTCACGTAGCGCACGAGTCAACGACATATGACTGGCTTTAGCTTCTACCAACTCCTCTGTCAACAACGAGATCTTCTGCTCAGTCTCATTAATGTGGGCCGACAAACTTTCAAAGCCGGTAGCCGACTCCATCGCTTTCAAAGCCAACTCGAGCTTTTTAAGACGTTGATCGTATTCAGCCAACTCCACCCAATGTTTGACGTCTTCGGTAAAGATACCGTAGTCCCTGATCCAGCGTTTGGGATTGTCGTGGATGGCTTCAGCTTCGATCATTCGGTCCCAAAGAGGTTTCAAACTACGGAAGCTGTTAACCAACCCTTTAAAACGTGTGATGTAACTACTAAAGGTTTCGGCTTCAGTGAGGTACGTTTCGTTGACTTCCAACTCTTTCTGAAAATCAGCAACCTTAATCCGAGCCTTAGCAATGAAGTCTTCAATCATGCCCTTACGATCATCGGCATTGTCGGGGTACCAACGATGCTTACAGCTCGGACATTCTTGTTGACACACACCGTTTAGATGCTCGAGTTTGATCTCTTCTCGACTGATCCGGTTATTGAGGTTAGCGATGTTCTCTTTGAGTTCTCGTGTAGCCTCACGGGTACGAGTCACCTGATCGCGGTTAAAACGCATCCCGACGTTATCAGGGATCTCTTGAACGATGGACATGAACTCTTCACGGGCTTGGTCCAACGCTGTCAACGTTCCGAAGGCATCGCTCTGACCATCCCACTGATATTCACGAATCTTCTGTCGAACCTCGAGGGACTTGTCATGAAGTTCGTGGATCTCTTGTCGAGCAGCATCTACATCGGTTACACCCGACTGCTGAACCGTGTGTTGGAGTTTGAGTAGATCATCCAGACTGTTGCTGGTGTGACTAATCGACATCTCCAGACCTTGCACCCGATAGCGTGCTTTATCCACGGCCTCAGACAAGGCCTCTAAAGAGCCGTAGCGCTTGATGACAGAGTCGTTCTGCCGTAGCTCCAATACCTCACGGGCCAAGGCTTCCTCTTGTCGTGCCAGCTCTTCTAGGCGGTTACGGGAGCCTTGCGGTGGACGGGCATAGCGAGTCATGTACAACAGGTCCAACTCGTCATTCAACAGCGCCAGTTCATCTTCATCGTCCTCACTAACCCCCAGACTCTTGAGCTTGAGGGTTTCATCCGTGAGGCGGTTTGCTACGTGCTTAACCGCACCTTGATGGTCACGCGCTGCGCTGGCCAACTTCTTATGTGTTGCAAGGGCATAACTGAAATCGGTGTCGCAGAGTTTGGTCAACCAGTCCCGTCGCTTAGTGAAGCTCATAGTGGTGAACTTCTCATTACCCACTAACAAGTCATGGATGTCTGGGGTGTAGTTGAAATGGGATTCCACCAGTTCTTTTTGAATGGTGATCGTGCCGCCTCGATTGAGTTCCTCAGAACCATCAATCAGAAACGAGTGCCGAGCACTCCCGCCTGCGAAGTTGGAGGTGAGTTCATAAATCTTACCGTTGTGGAGCCACTTGCTGTACTTGCGACCCCCTTTAACGTAATCGGCAGGATTCGCCGGAAGAGGGGAAGCTTCGTAAACAACAGAACTCTTACCACTCCCGTTAGTCCCCAGAATGATTTGGTAGACGTCGGTGGGTGTATAACGGAATTGTTTGATGTTGTTCAGCATCAGGCGGCGATAGCCATCCAAGTGCAATTCTAAGAGTTTCATAACAAGCTTCCAAGGTTCCTTACATAGTTTATGAGCCGTTGATAGTTTTTTATAGGTGCCTTATGCAAGCCTCATGCTTTCAAAATGTTGCACTCGGCATCGTGGCCGAGAATAAAGCAATGAAGGATGCTTCGGGTAAGTTTAACCGAACCATTCTCGTCACAGACATTGAATCCCTTAACATGACCAACGGGGAAATTCGTTCTAACCCCGAACAGTTGGAGTCATCAGGTGTAGATGCCACCGGGAAGGTCTATAACAGCGCTGTGGTGGTCGATCAGGTCATTGAGGCAACGTGGGTGCCCTTTCTCAGCAATCGTCTCACAGCGCCTGACGTACGCCGTGGTGAGCGAGTACGCCTTTGGCGCAGTGGTGATGCTGATAAGTACTACTGGTCCACAATGGGGTTGGATGAGAACCTGCGTAAGCTTGAGACAGTGATCTTCGCATTCAGTGGAACTCCAGATGAGTCTCAAACGGAACTCGACCTTGAGAACTGTTATTACTTCGAAGTCTCAACCCACAACAAAACCATTACGCTCCAAACCTCGGCTAGCAATGGAGAACCCTTTCGTTATACCGCCCAAATCAATGCGGCAGAAGGTGCGTTCCTTATTGAAGATGACGTCGGTAACTCCTTTGAGCTTGACAGCACTGAAAATCGCCTAACCTTGGAAAATGCTGATGACTCCAAGGTTGAACTGAACCGTGGGAAAATTGCCATTGTCGCCAACGAAGAAGTCTCCCTCACGGTGGGTGGTACCAAACAAGTTTGGAAGCCTAGTATCACCACCCTGAAGACGCCTAAGTTTGCAGGAGGTAGTTAATGCCCGGTATCACAGTAAAAGGTTTGGATAGTGCCGGTGGGACTCAGTTAGCAGGAGGACAAAGCACATTCACCGTTAACGGACAAGCCGTTGTTGTACAAGGCGATCCAGTAGCCGGCCATGGCGATGCACCCCATAGCGGTCCAGTCATGGCTGAAGGTTCGAGTTGGATGACTTGGAATGGAATACCGGTAGTACGGGCCGGCCACAAGGCCACCTGTGGTCACGCAGCCACCGGACAGAGTAATTGGGAGATCGATTAATGCGGCGGGGGAAACCCCGCTGTATGCCGCCAGAAATGATATGAAGACCCACACAGAGTATCCTTGGATGAAAATCAAGACATCTACTCTCTGGCGCATCCCTAACGCTTTGAGATTCAAGCAACAAAACATGTGGAAACAAGCAATGCAAGTGTTTGCCAAGCAAGGTGGTCGTTGGGTCAAAACGGCTGATTACAACCCCGCTTTGTTTTTTGACACCTATTGCAATACCACTGACGGCAATGTAAACAGCCATGCCTACGACACTATTTGGAAGGGGAATTTTGTTGTAGAGGCGGGCGACACATTCGAGTTTGAGATGTACGCCACCACCCCGATGGCCGCTTTGGACATTGACTTTGGCGTTGATAAACTGCGACATTTTCCCGTGGTGGACCAATATGGAGAACGTGTCCATGCTGCTGCAGTGGTGTGGGAACAAGTTAACCGTTGGCATCACCGCGTCTTTAACCTAGACCCTATCGTAGGCTACGTTGGTACGACTGCAGCCTGTGCCATTGAAGACGACCAACCCGGTTGGCGACACCTATTCGTCCGCAATGCGTACATCAGAAATCGTTTTGGTCAAATCAAAGTCGATTTCTTACGGGACGTAGGTTTCTTTGCACCTCACGAGCCTTGGCCGGGTGGTGGTTATGCTAACTACTCTTTCCAAAGCAAAAGTTTGACAGCTTCTGCAAACTTTGATTAAGAGGTCTTTACCATGAGAATTAAAGCCGGGTCTACTTGGCGTGACCCGAAACAGGTGGCTGTTAAGACCGATGCTGTTTGGAAGGAGGCTTCTGAGGTCCATCACAAACAAGGAAATGGTGAGTGGTTGAAGGTGTATGACAAAGCGCCCGTTTTCCGTTTCATCGCAAACAGTGGTGGTAACGACGCAGTCAATCCTTGTATTTATGATCGCTTCTGGGGCGGCAACTACATTGTTCAACCGGGAGACTATCTGGAATACGAGATGTGTATTGGGGTAGGCGTTCAATATCCGGCAATCGAGTTGGCTTTCACAGGACACCCTGCCTCACCACGTGCAGCCTTCTACACCTTGGCAATGACGGGTTATACCGTACCTTCAGATCAAAACGGAAATCTGGCCCATGCGGGAACTCACGGTATGTGGAAATCTGGTGTGTGGCATTACCGTAAGATAGGGTTAGGTCCGATAGTTGGGACCGATGTCATTGCAGCGCTGGCTGTATTCGAGGATAACAGTGGTGGTCGCAAAGAATCTTACTACCGCCGGGTTTCGATCAAAAGTTCAAACGGTACAGTTAAAGTCAATCTATTCAGTAACGCGCTGGGTGTTCCTCAAGCTGACCCGTGGTACAACCCCGGTGATTTGCGTGATTACACCTACGTGGTTAAGGACGTTATAGGACCTTACAATCCGTAACGGGCATAAAACAGGACAGGGGTAACCCTGTCCTGTATGCCGTCAATCGAAAACCGCAGCGCCAATCAACCACTGAAACGCCATCGAATAGCGATCAGGTTCCGAACTGTACTGGGTGTCATCAAACGAGTTTTCTGTGAACAGTGACGTGGTCTCGTGATTGTAGGTTGGTCGTAGGTTCTCCTTACCTTTAATCACACACCGATCCATCTCAGTGATTTCCCACGTGTCGTACAACATCCCTTTTTTATATAGCACAGGCAAGCCTGCTGGGGACTGCGTCAGATAAACACCGGGTGTACGAGTACGTTCCACAGGCCGCTGACTGACCATTACGTCTGGGTTGTCAACCAAGACAATAAAGGAGTTCGAAAGAGTCAACAGCGCCTTAAGGACGTCGTCGCTGAACAGTTCTTCATTGGCCACCTGAACGTAGGTACCGTTCTTACGCGTCATGTGTGCGTGAAGCGTACTAAGGTCCAAGCGTTTGAGCAACTCGAAGTACCGGGACTCCCATCCGAAGTTACCCAGATCAACCTTGAAGCAGTTGTTGCCCAAGTAGCTAAAGATCGACCCCAGTGAATGCAAAAACCCACCAACCGAGATCATCGGAAACATTTGTTCCACGTTGTACTCGCTCGGCACTTTGATGACGCAAAGGTCACTGAGATTGGATTGACCTGACATCCCAGCAATCATCTCTTTGGTGATGGGTACTACTTTGAGTTTTCCGACTTTCTCAAAGCTCAGAATGCCAAGGTGGTTGTCGTTGTACAGCCGATTACTGATACCCGCATCAATCACTTGAATCTCTTCATCCACCCCACGCATGGCTAAGTGGACCAAGTTATTCACGGTCACCAGACAGTAGTCCAAGAACCGTTGAGCAGTCACCCCTTCCTTATACATGCGAACGTCGTCTTTTTCAGACTTAGGTATTTGGACGCTAGGGTGAGCGGTTCGATGACATAGATCCATTTTCCAACCAGCTTGGATGGCGTCCTTATATTTGACGTACTCCACGTTAAGTTTCAGTGATTTCTCAGTCACTGGGAGTGAGGACTGACCGAGCCCTGCCAACCACTGAGTGATGGTAGTGGTGTTGCTCTGTTGAGCAAAACGCTCAGCTACATCATCACAATCCAGTGTCAATTCCCCCTCGTAGTAGGGGTTTGTCAACACCAGATAGCATTTGGTGTAGAGTGAGGCGATTTGTCGTACAGGTACATCTGTTTCAGACGACTCAAACCAACTCCCCGTCCGACCACGTGTTTTGGCAATTACTTTTACTAGGGTGTACATAGTGGTTCCTCTTTCGAAAACCTGTGCCTGCCCGGACTTGAGGGGGGCTTGCCAATGATATGGTGTGTAATAATTTACTCTCTGTTTAGGGAGCAACTATACCATTCGTTTAAATTCTGGAGAGCGCGGAATGTCGCAGACCTACGTTTATCCATTCGACCCGACGGGCTCGTTGACTTCCAACGTGATCCCTAATGAACGGCATGTGCTGTCTGGGGTAACGGATCGTGAATTCAATTTCATCGTTCCCAAATTTGCACCGTTCTTTCGCAACAACTTGCGTATCCGTCATCTCGGCCTGGGTCGCGATTTGGTGGAAGGGGTGGACTACCACCTCACGCACTGGTTCCATGCAGCCTCCCACGGTGTGGGTCGTCCTGTTTATGGCTCTATCACTTTTATCGACCGTAGCCTGACCGGCGTTGTCGAACTCCGTTACCAGACCATTGGTGGGGACTGGGTGTATGACGAGGGTACTATCCTCGAACTGATGTCCAACCGTCTGATGAACCCGCGCATCACCACGTGGGAGCAGGTAGTGGACCTTCCGTTCCAATTCCCGGTCATTGACCATGAATGGGATCTGGATGACCTCACTGGCGCCAAAGAAGTCGTTGAAAAACTCGAAGGTATCGCCGCTGCGATTAACGCGGCTAACGATGCCAACGGTACTTCTCACGTGGGTGACACCAACAACCCACACCGCGTCACCAAGCTACAAGTCGGCCTGGGGTTGGTTGAAAACTATCCAATGGCCAACATTGCTGAAGCCACCGCCGGTTTGAGCAATGAGCTGTATATGACCCCGGTTCGGGTGCGTAACTTCGTTGAGAACTACGTCAACCCACTGTTTGAAACTCACACACTGCGTAACGATAACCCTCACGGGGTGACGAAGACGCAAGTGGGTCTGGGTAATGTGCAGAACTATGGCGTAGCCACTGCTGAACAAACCGTCGCAGGAACGTCCAACACCCTGTACGTAACGCCTGTCGCCGTGAAGGCAACACTTGATGCCAACGTGTTTCCTGTTATTACGGCTCACACCAACCGTACGGATAATCCGCACGGCGTAACTAAAGCACAGGTTGGCCTGAATCTGGTTGAAAACCTACCTCTAGCCAATCAAGCAGAAGCCATTGCCGGTAGTCGCAACGACCGCTATATGACCCCATTGACGACTTACCAGATGGTCAGTCAGTACGTGGGTGAGGGGATGAACAACCACATCTCCAATCTGGACAACCCACACCGAGTGACTAAAGGTCAAGTAGGACTGGGTAACGTTCTGAACTACGGCATTGCAACCGATACGGAAATGGTTGTTGGTACGGCGGATAACCTGTATACCACTCCGAAAGGCGTGCGGGCTGCTATTGAAGAAATCGCACTGTCCACGTATCGCGATCACACCAACGATGGTAACAACCCACACGGTACTACCAAAGCGCACGTGGGGTTGGGTAATGTCGATAACTACCCCACCGCCACCCGCGCCGAAGCGGTAGCAGGTACGGCTACTAACCGATTCATGACCCCTGCAACCACTCAAGCCATGCTTGAGAACATTGTAGGAGATTCGGTAGGTAGTCACGTGAGTCGTCAAGACAACCCTCACCAGGTCACGAAAGCACAGGTTGGTTTGGGTAGCGTTGACAACTTCGCAACGGCCAGTCAAGTCGAAGCAATGGAGGGTACTTCTGAGACGTTGTTCATGACGCCTTACACCACGCTATTGGTTTCTCAAGGTGCTGCTCGTGCGTTGGTTAAAGAACACAGTGATCGTAAGGACAACCCACACGGCGTAACTGCCGCTCAATTGGGTGCGGTGACGACAGAAGACCTAGCGACCCAACTGTTGGGTTATATGACCAACGGTAGTAAAGCCGTTGACTCGGCTAAGCTTAACGGGTACACCTACGAGCAAATCATGGCGTCGGTGTCTGGTGGTCAGGCCGAAGACACCTTGCGTTTTGGTGGCTACACGGTTCCTGAATTGGAAGAGTACTTCACCCAGCAGATTGCTCCACGTGCAACTCGTCTGGAAGGGAAGACCCTTGCAACCATCAACAGCGAAATCTTGGCTCGGGTAACCAGCCCACAAACTGCTGTGTTTGCAGGTCACGAATCAGAGGTCGCTACCGACCGTGCATGGACTCGTTTGTTCAGCACTGCCGAGCCGCGCTTTGAGGCTATCGTGACGCTACACGAACAGGACGACGCTCGTAGCAGCACTTCGTTGGTTAAGCTGGTAGATGCCGATGGTGCCAATGGTGCTTACCAAGACGCTGACCATGTCATCATCTGTGGTGAAGATACCGGTCACTTCTTCCGCATCAAAGCGGTCGGGGAACGCAAAGAACTGTGGGTTGAAAGCGGTGCACAATCGCGTGGCGACATTCACTGCCAAGTGGTCAATGCGGTAGGTAATGCGGACATCGTGTTCTCAGGTGAGGTCTTTGAAGGCGAGCCCGATTGGGCCGAATTCGATTTGGAAACTGCCGACGAACCGGTTATTACTCCAACAAAAGTCTACCTGATCGACAACGTCATGTTGGAAGCGCGGCTTGATGCCTTCGCAGCTGAGATGCGTAGCGAAGCCCTTGAGTCAATCGACCAAGCACCTGAATGATCAACCTTTAGGGGTGGGGTCTCACCCACCTCACCCTAACTCGGAGTAAAACCGTATGTCCTCAACATTGACGCGGGGCCTTATTCTTAAGTACCCCATTGACCCAACGGCCGTCAACCCCAACAACAAAATTGTAGGGGAAGAGCACGACTTGGGTACCGGTATCAACCGAGCCATCGTTCCTAACTACAGCGCCTTCTACAGTGAGTCGTTAGTAGTACGGGTCGAGGACCGTGTTGATCCTTTGGTGCCTAATGAGCACTACATTGCAGCACAGCTTCACGCTGACGCCACCGCCGCTTTAAACCGTGAGGTTTGTATGGCGGTTGTGATCAAAGATCAGAACGTCATGGGTAAGATTATCCTCGAATACCAAACGGTAGGGGGTGATTTCAGTGTTTCGGCTGACGCGCTACGCCAAGCAATCGAAGACGAAGATCTGGATGAACGTACTGTCAGTTGGGGTGACATCATTGCCCGACCCAGTGCTTATCCGCCGGCGCCGCACCTTCACGACATCGGTGACCTGTACGGTTTCGAGTACGTCGTAGAAGCCCTCGAAGCTTTGCGGGCAGCCATTCTGATCGGTGACGAAGCCGTTCACGAAGAGATTCGTCAGTGGGTGCGTTATGAAGACAGTCTGTTGCGAGACAGCATTGCTGAAACCAGTGCCAATCTCAACACCCACGTTCGCGACCAATCCAATCCACACGCGGTAACTAAAGCGCAGGTTGGTTTGGGTAATGTCTTGAACTACGGGGTGGCTCAAACTGCCGACATGGTTGCAGCGACCAGTAACACGCTGTACACCACCCCAATCCGCGTGCGTGATGCCATCAACGAACATGCCATCAAACCCTTGAACGCCCACATTGCACGTACGGATAATCCGCACGGAGTGACTAAAGCACAAGTAGGCTTGGGGCTGGTGGCTAACTACAACGTGGCTTCCCAGGCTGACATGATCGCTGGTACGTCGCCTTCGTTGTACACCACGCCGATTCTGGTCAAACAAGCGATCGATGAACATGCACTCAAACCACTTAATGCTCACACTGCTCGGGTGGATAACCCACATGGTGTAACCAAAGCACAAGTCGGATTGGGAAGTGTTCTGAACTATGGCGTGGCTAGCGAAGCGCAGGCCCGTGCGGGCACCAGTGATTCGCTGTACATGACGGCATTGAAGACCGCACAAGCGATCAGCACACAAGCGTTGGTGCCGCTCAATGCTCACACCGCTCGGGTGGATAACCCGCATGGTGTAACCAAAGCCCAGGTAGGGCTTGATAGCGTGGATAATTTCGCAACAGCAACTGAGGCAGAGGCTCGTACCGGGACGGTTAACAACCGTTTCATGACGCCACTGCGCAGCTCGCAAGCGATCTTCACGCAAGCACTGACGCCACTTAATGCCCACATTGCGCGAGCAGACAACCCTCACGGGGTGACTAAAGCACAGGTAGGCTTGGGTAATGTGCAGAACTACAATGTGGCCACTCAAGCGTTGGCAGAAGGTGCGGCCGATAACGGTACATATATGACACCGTTGCGTACAGGTCAGGCTATCAACAAGTTGGCAGTCGTGCCTTTGAACGCACACATCAACCGCAGCGATAACCCACACGGTGTAACCAAAGCACAAGTGGGTCTGTCCAACATCCCCAATAGCATCACAGCGAGTCGTTCACTCAACAGTGCCGGTTCGTTGTTAACTGCTGGAGGTATGTTCGATCACGTCAACTCCGGTGATCACGACGCTCGTTACGCACCGAAGAACACTGCAGGCGTTGATTGCAGTGTCCATTGGAACGGATCGGGTGTTTACATTTGGGGTGGTGGTGCTTGGCGCCAAGTTTGGCCGGCACAGTGGACCTGATTGCTCCTTTGAAGAAACAGGTATGGGTTAATAGCCCATACTTGCTTCTTTCTTATTTTGTCTGTAACCTGAGACCGTTGCTATGTCTGAGAATATCACCCCTGAACAATTGGCTGGATTGTTGGACCGCAAAGGGACAGCAAACGATGCCCGTCACTTTAACGGTTTGACTTTCGACCAGCTGGTTGAGATCCTCGAATCGTCTATGGTGACCAAGAACACCGATCGACTGGGCGGGTACCGTCTCGAAGACTTTTATGCCATGCGTGAAAGACCCTTCATCCACACCCCAGATGCCGCTACTTTTGCAGGCTTGAGTGCAGAAGGTTTGGAAACAACCCTCACCACCTTGGTTAACACCCGAACCTTCCAAGGCGCCCGACTTGATCCTGCTGGTGGACGTTGGACCCATCTGGTTTCTGTTGAAGTGGTACCGGATCGGGAAGACTTTGTTTTCGGTTTATTTGGTGGCGGCATAAACGACGCTTCCATCGAGCGTCCTGTGGCGATCATGCGCATAGGTGTTGAAGGGCGTCAGTCTGAAGTCTTGGTATTGAGCGGGCAATATGAAGGTCGTTTCGTCACATTCAATCAAATGGAAGGCGATACCCTTTATACCGAAGTGTGGTACGAGGCAGACAGCCGCGGCGAACTGTTAATCACCTGTGCCAACTCCACCCGCGCTCACACCTACGGTGCCGCACAACAAACAGTAGATAAGGTCCCTAGTGAGAACTTGGTCAACCTTTCTTATGAAACCGCTTTGTTGGAATCTACCTTTCAGCCGATGGTAGAGGCACTGCGTCAAGAACTGTCCGGTCTCAAAACAAAGCTCTCAAATCTGAAAAATAACTGTTAAGGTGAATGTAATGAGTAATGATGTTAATAAAGCCTTGGCTGAGAAGCTTGGTGTATTGGACACCGCAGAAGACTCTAAGCGCCTCGAAGGCAGAACCTTTGAAGAACTGATTCAGTACCTTGCCGAGAATACCACCGCCATGAATGCGTTGGGTCTGGGTGGCGTATCTGCTGACGAACTGTTGGCTGCATTGCGTGACCCTACTGGTCGTACATTGGACGCTGACCGTTTGGGTGGTCGAACACTGGACGACGTATTGACTGAAGTCAAAACACGCATCCGTGAAGCCAGTCACCCCTACATGGTGATCCCTTTGAGTAAAGGGGGCTGGTCGCGTCTGGTCACGATTCCTGCTAACTTCAGCAGTGAGTATGAAGGCAACAAGACCACCAACGAAGACCTGTTGTTCCTGCTGATTGGCGGCGGACCCTACGGTTTCTTGGCAGAACGTCCTGTGGCTTACTTGCGCATTGGGCGTGAAGGCCGACCACCGGTAGTGAATGTGCTGAGCGGTCGCTATACCGTGGACTTCTACTACCGCAAGGTACGTGACGAATTCGGGGCTGAGAACACCGAGATTTGGTGTGGTGATGCTGCCCGCAACGATTTCCAGATCGTCTTGTTAGGGGGTCTGCGTAATTGCAAATTCGGCGTTAAAGAACGTCCGCTACAAGAACAGCCTGAAGGGTCGCTCGTACCCATTCGGCGTGAGTCGGTGGTAAAGCTTAGCTACGCCGAGAAAGTAATTGCTGAGTTGCGTGCTGAGATCGACGAGATTAAATCGGAGATCGAGACCCTCAAACCCTAAAGTGAGTCTCCCCATGTTGGACTATAAAGAAATCTGCTTAAAAGCAAACCAGTACTTCGATCTGTGTATGGCTTCGGAGTACGCACGTGAACAACAGGTGGTACACGTTATCACTTCACCCAATGTCGCTGAGGCGTATCAAGACGCAACCTCGCTGATGGGTCAGTTCACCACCATCAAACTTGAGCACTTCGAAACGTTCGATGCGCTTGTGTGGGACTGGTGCAAGCAGACAGCCAAGAAGTATCGACATCACGATGCGGTATCGGCACACGTCTTTATAGCCCCCGTTGGGGGACACACCTTTAAGGTCCATACAGATCCTGATGACGTCGTGGTCTGTGTGGTACAGGGTGAGAAAACCATGGTGATGGAGGGGATCGAATATTGCCTCCAAGCGGGTGATCAGCTGTACATCCCAGCTAACACCCCGCACTATGCAATTAACCATAAGGCTTCGGTGATGATTAGCCTAGGCCTTGAGAAGTGGATGGTGGACAAGCTATGACGGTCAAAACGATCTATGTGAAGACAACCGGTTCGTGTAACCTTAACTGTAGTCATTGCTTTACCAGCGGTCGCAATGGGGATGACACACGTTTTGATCCGGATGTCACTGCACAATGGATCGAAGGCCTTAGGGCGACATTTGAGCCGGGTACGCACACACACCTAGAGTTGCACGGGGGTGAACCTTTCCTCGTGCCTGTCGAGCTGTTAGAGCGTTTTGCTTCGCACTTTGCAGGAGACGACTCGGTGTCAATGTCAGCCAATAGCAATCTGACCTTCACCATCAAACCTCAGCTCTTAAGCTTCATCCAGAATCAGTTGGGTGGTTCTATCGGAACCAGTTGGGACCCGTGGATTCGGTGGGAAACCGATCGGCAGAAATTGTTGTGGCACCACAACGTTTCGTTATTATCGCAAGCGGGCGTGGAGTTAGGGCTTAAGGTGTCAGTGTCTCGCCAGTTGGTTGAACAATCGCCCGTCTGGTTCCTTACCCAAATGTCGTACTTACCCGTTCGTGATGTGTCGCTTGAACGTTTGACAGTGGGCGGCAATGCGCTACGAAACGAACACGTGTTCCCAGACAACGAAGCCCAAGACAACTGGTACTTGGAGTTGCTGAAGCACTATCAAACCGGTCAGTATCCCGTGCGTATCAAAACCCTGGACATTCTCATTGAGAAGATCCGGTACAACATGGTGGCGGTCGACACCAACTGCCGCAACTGCGAACAGAACCTTACGACCATCAATTCCAACGGCACCTTAGGCGGTTGTCCCAATGCGGCCAGTGAACACAACCACGGCAACATTCAACAATCTCCGCAAGAGTACCTTGCATCCACAGGGCGGATTGAAGAGATCGTGCGTGAGCTTGATTTCTCCGAGACCTGTATTCGCTGCGACGTGTTTGACCTCTGTGGTGGCGATTGTCACCGGTTGTCATGGCAAGGCTACCGCTGCGCGGGCCTGAAGAACACGCTACGCTATCTAAGCGGTCGACCTAACCCGTATGACCCCAACCTCATTTTCAAGGTGTAAATGAAATGGCTGCTATTACTCGTCAGGATGTTGCAAACATCATTAACTCCTACCTTCGAAACCGTTTGGAAGGACGCATCTCGTACGGGAGCAACAGCTACCCTAGCGACTTCGGTGACCCAAACTACGGTGGCAACACAGGTATTCAGGTAGGGGACTTCGATGCTAACTGGCTTCCCGCAGGTCCGGTTAGAGCAGAACCGGTCGTAGCTAACATCGCAAGCTACGTCCGTAACTGGGCACGGGTACGCTCGATTCAGTTCCTGTCTTATTACAACACCAAAGGGTCGTTGTCAGTACGGCAGGACGTAACTGGTATCACGCGTCTGTCATCCAGCGTGGCTCTAACCCGTAACCAAGCCGCTGTGGCCAACAGCAACGGTGGTGGTGCATGGTCGGCAGGTGATTACGTTGATCCTTATCTACACGGGATTGACACTCGCCAGTGGACAACAATTGTTGCAGGACAGAACGCTACACGGTCGGAGGTGATCAACTACTGCGAACGGGTGTACAACCACATCGTCAACCTCAGTAACTCGACCCTGCGCATCACCAAAACGTTTTGCCACAGCAACTGTCACAGCCAGTGTCACGGTAATCGCGGGCGTCGTTAATAGGAGTTCCCCTTTATGCAACAAGTCATTACCACTCCAGCACCGATCCCCGTGTTGGAACTCAAGCGCAAGTTCACCGAAGACGTGCACTTTAACATTGAGTACAGCAAAAGCAAGTTCAAAGGTAAAGCCTTTCTGACGTGGCTCAGCAACCTTAAGATTGACGTAGACCTGTTGATCGAGAGTGAAGAGGACACGATGGAGTTGATTGCAGCTTATCTCGAGCTGCCAGTGATGCTCTATCATGAAGCCTTGGTGGGTGTGATCGTCAACATGTTGTTGATCCGCAATGGGCTGATCGGCTCGGTACCGTTTGATCCGACTGTGTTTGAAGAAAAACACGGGGCGCTATTGGATCTGTGGTCTGAGCGTTTGGATTGCTGTCCGTTGTTTGCTGCCCATTGCGTGGCAGGTGATTCGTTGGAAATCAATGCCGAGCAGTGGCCGACGGTGGACGAGACCACCACTGGAATCAATTGGGTGCATTGCCTGAACCATCCAGGTATGGCGTTGTACTTTGCTCAAGAGCGTGAACTGCGCTACAGCAAGCACTGGTTTGAGGAGCGTGTCTTTGCTGGCAAGAACCTCTACCACTACTTCGAATCGCCTGACAACGTGTTGTTCGTAAGCGCTGCAACGCTAGTCTCGCCTGAGTTCCATGAGGACTTCAAGACTGTGGTTCAAGCGCACGATAACCTCCTCCCTGAGCTAGTGCAAGGATAACGTCATGTTCCATCTGTTCAATAGTCTGTACGTCGAAGTGGATCGTGAGATCGACGATGAACAAAACCGTGCAGTGATTTCTGAGCAGATGGGGATGCCTTTTCTGAAACTCGAAGGTCAAGAAAGTGTCGTAGAACCCGCTGTGGTTGCAGGGTCTTTGGAGGAACTGGGACAACCAGGCTTTGAAGACCTTCTGCAACAGCTGGCAGAACTAGAACCTGTGTATCTGTACGCAGACGAGGCGACCTACATTCGGCTGTGGGCCGCTTTGGTCTTCGCTTATATGCCATCTGTCGACTACGAGACCTTTCGCTACCTGTTCCTGTGTAAGAAAAGCATTCTCAACTGCCGTACCACCACCACCATGCGTGAGCGTCAAACCGAGATCAACCCAGTGACAATTACAGGTCCTAAGGTTGAAGCCGCCTTTGCTCAAGCCCCCACCGACTGGGTCACTGAAACCTTAGTTCAATGGTTAAGTAAACCTGCTGTGGTGCGTTCGTTGGAGTGGGATATTTTGGGTTTGCGTTTAGGCAACCCGCTTAAAGATGAAGGTTTGCGTTTACGTTACCTGATTGATCGGGTGTTGCTCACCAACGTACCAGACACCATGGGGTATCTGTCAACCTTCATGGGCAACCCTACGCAGTGGGCATTAATTGGTGCGGACTTAGACACACTGCTTAACGAAGAAACCGTGTTCCAAGGGTGCTACAACTTTAAGTACCTAAACAACGCAGACTTTGTGATGCTGTCTAATATCAACGACCGGTACCCCATTGACTGGTTGGCTGAGATGATCGAAGAGATGTTGTTCTTGCTACGGCATAACAACGACTTGAGTATTGTGGCTTACATGGAGAGCATCCACGAAGTCTACAAGTCTGGGTTTATCGTCAGCGATTACCAAGACCTGTTCAAGTTGCTACATCGCTTCTTTGACCACGGTCCTAAAATGGTGCGGGTCTCGCAGCGCGACATCGGTAAATACGACGATAACCTTCTGCGCTTTGTAATCAATGCGCCGTTGGGAACTTTGACCCGAGCAGAGATAGGTGCGAAATGGCTGGACTGATTCCGTTGGTTGACCTATTGGCCGACAAAAAAGGTGACTTGAAAGAAGCCCACCTGATTCTGTTTGAGTATTGCAACCTGCGCTGTAGCTTCTGTCATCAAGACCACGCCTCCAAAGTGGGAATAAGTGCAGATGTCATGTGGGATAAAGTGAACGCTCTGTTTGAGAGCACCGACCCTCGACACCCGTATGTGATAAACATCACCGGCGGTGAGTTGTTCCTAGATGAATTTCCTGACGACTACTTCGACGTTTACTACGGGATCGGTCGTCGCATTCTCGAACACTATGATGATGCAACGGTAGTGTTGGGTACGAACTTGATCTACCGTGGTGTGGATCGAGTGGTGAAGTTAGTCGAAAACTTGAAAGTTCATGGTAAGGTGAAGATCGCTACGTCTTATGACCCCGCTGGTCGTTTCGACCGTGACTCGTATCCTTTGTTCATGCAGAACCTGAGTACGGTGCGTGAGTACGTCGATACAGTGAACGTGGTAATCACCAAGCAGAACATCGAGACCATCTTGGCGGGTAAAGAAACTACACCCTTGACATGGCTCTGTGACAACTTCTCGGTGTACTTCGATCACTACATCCCGAGCGCCAACTACGAACGGCTTCAACCGTCAGAGGACCTGATCGGGAAGCTGTACCTGTACTTGAACGAGCACCACCCCAACTCCTACCCACTGATCAGCTGGAAAGAGAACCAGGAAAACATCACCACTTGTCGATCGACTAAGATCATCAACAAGGACGGTGCGGTTACAACTTGTTGGTCAGAAGCCGGTAAAGATGCAGTCTTGGATGAACAGGCAGGTCTGTTGGCTAAGAATGCGGCTGAGGAGCGTTTCCTGGACCACTACGGGTGCTTCTCGTGCGAGTACTATCAACGGTGCGGATTACGGTGCTTCTTGCACCACAGCTTCGTTGAGGGCTCTGCGGGGACATGTCAAATAAAGGCCATGTTTGATCAAATCCTGTAACACTGGCCGCCGGGGGTAAAACCCTGGCGGTCAATTATTACGCCTGTTAGCGATGTTATAATAAACCTTTGGAGTAGGTTCTTGGTTACCTTAGGTAGACCCGTTGAAGACTTATTGAAAGTTGAGGAGAATTAAATTGGATCTTATTGTAAAACCGACGGTGGCTTGTAACTTCAAGTGCACCTTTTGCTCCAGCACGTACCTGTCCGAAAACCCCAAAGACCGCGTACAGTTAGATGAGATCCGGCAGTTCATTCAACGCTTCCCTGACACCCAAACCATCATCCTCAATGGTGGTGATCCGCTGATGATGCCACCTGATTACTACTGGGCGATGATCGCGCTGTTGGATGAGTTGGGTTCTGAGGCAACCATTAGCTTTACCACCAACCTGTGGCCCTTCTACAAAAAGCCGCAACTTTGGGCCCCGTTGTTTAAGCATCCGCGTGTCGGCGTCACCACCTCATTTCAGTATGGTGACGGACGGCGTAAAGGTGACGGTACGGTGTTTACCGAAGCCGACTTCATTGCGTGCAGTGACGCTATGCTTGAACACGTAGGCTATCGTCCTGACTTTATTGCAGTGATTGACCACTCCAATGCCCATACCGTGTTAGACACCGTGCGGTTGGCTCAACGGTTGGGGGTTGAGTGTAAACTGAACCACGCCACGGCCTCAGGTAAAGAAGTGGTGGTTGGTGGAATCACCATGGGTAACGAAGGTAAACTCTACACCCGTGGTGAGATGTATCGCCATTACGTCGAGATCTACAACGCAGGTTTGATGAAGTGGGAATACAACACTAAACAAGTGGCCAAGAAACTACAAGGTCACGCTACAACCTGCCCAACATCACGCGATTGTGACTCCGGGATTCGTACCTTACAACCCGGCGGTGGTTACTACAGCTGTGGTCACTTTGGCGACGATCAAGAAAACCCGATCGATTTCGAGCGTGAGATGGCCGGTGAGTTCTTCACCCCTCTGCAACAGTTTGAACTCGATAGCTTAAAGCAGTCCTGTTACGTCTGCCCGATGTTTGAGCTGTGCAATGGTTGTAAGAAAACCATTTCCGACACTAAGCGACTAGGGTTGGTGGAACACCACTGCCGAACCATGAAAAGTATTGCCCCTGCGATTATCCAGATGAACGGGTTAGAAGGTATTCTCGAACCGACCCCGTATGAAGATGAAAGCGTGGAATTGATTTTTAAAGGATAGTACGATGTCTCTACCTCCGATCACCATTTCTCTGAACCCGTGGTATTTCTGTAACTTTCGTTGTAGCTTCTGCTACTTAACCGAACAGCAACTCAGCGACACCACGCTCCTGTCATTGGAGCGATTGCAGAAGATCTTGACGGAGGTCTCTGAGCACTACACCATCGAACACGTTGACATCTACGGGGGTGAAGTTCTTCTGCTTCCTCAAGAGTATCGTGATGGATTGCTTGCGCTGTTGCGTGACTCTGGTTGTACTGACATTAACCTGAACACCAACCTGTCTCTGGTTAACGACACAGCTCTTGACCCTGACATCACCTTGTCGGTCTCGTATGACTTCGAGGCTCGGGAGAAATCCCAGAAAGTGTTAGAGAACATACTCACCCTTCCGCGTGAATATCGGGTGTTAACGTTGGTGGGGCGTAAGTTCTTGGACACCGTTACTGTCGACGAGTGCGTGTGGACCTTTAACCTGCTAGGACAGATGTATGGGGTAGAGTTCAAACCCTATAGCACCAACCAAGCCAACCAAGACGCCGTGTCCTTTACCGAGTTTGAAGACTTCGTTTACGCAGTCATGACCCATCCGGATCGCAGCTTTGAGGTTGAGAACGAATCGTTGTTAAATGACGTTTTAGAAGGCACCCGCAATGCCTTCAGTGACGACCACCTCTACGTTACCCCCAAAGGCGAGTTAGCCGTACTGGAATTCGATGACCAAGACCGTGAGTTCTTTTTACCGGTTGAGGGAGTAGCGGGTTACCGCAAGTGGTGTCAGAAAGAACGTCAACGTGTTAGTCATAACCCCGTGTGCGGTAGCTGTAAGTTCTTTGGTGGGTGTCTGTCTGAACACCTGCGTCCTGTCGTGGATTTGAACGAATCCTGTAACGGGTTTCACAACCTTATTGTTAAGTGGGCTGAGTCATGATAGTTCCTCATCGTCAACGTTTGGAAATCACCCTAGATCTTTACGAGGGGTGTAATCATCACTGTAGCGGATGTATGGTCAACCGTGAGATTGGTGGAAACCTAGCCGACATGCCAGAAATTCTGGCTTTGTTAAAAGAGATGGTTGAAGCCGGTTACGTTGCTTTCGATTTAGGCTTGGGGGCAACGGACACCATGTCTTCAACCAACGCCTATCAAGTACTACGTGATCCCGTGGTCCGCGACATCATCCACATGTTCCATCAGTTTACGTTGCAGATGGCCATGCTTGAAAAGCGTCTGGAGCTATACGATGAAATGTGTGCTGAGGTTGATGCCGCCGCACCCGGACAACGTATTCGTTTTCTGATCCCAGCCGCACCTGACTACTTTCGTAACACTAAGTTCTCAGACGGCATTGTCCAACGAATGCGTCACGCACAGGCCGCGTTTAAGTCGGCATACTTGAATGAGGCAGGTTTTGTGGTTAACTGCACCACAGAAACCATGAACGAACATTACAAAGAAAATCTGATTAAAGGTCTGGACGTCGAGTTCCCGGTCGACAAAGACGATATCCTTAACATCCCCTACGGTCGCAAAGAAGTCAAAGACCTAATGTTGGGTCAGACCATGCGGCGGATGTCGTACATGATCTCAGACTTCTACAAAGAACTCGAAGGCGAAGACGAACGTCGACAGAATCCTGATCTGTGTTATCAGACCGGGACGATGATGAACCTACTCTATACCGACGGGAAGTTGTATTGGGTACCATTCTTAAAAGATGACTGTGCCTTTATTGACCCCTTCTTTGAGATTCCACGTCCATGGACAATGGAGCACCTGCTCAGTATCCGTACACAGGCCCAACAAAGCTCTATGGAGTACCTAGAAGGCACGCAATGTTCAGAGTGTGTGTATCTTAGCAGTTGCGTGGAAAAAGGCATCACGAGCCTTATGGAGCGCCTGAGCATCAAAGACTGTATGGTGGGGGTGGAACATGGATCGGTTGTGTGACATTAACCTGACTCTTGAATTACTTGAAGGGTGCGATTACCACTGCGGTGGTTGTACAGTGGATAAAGACCACAAGCCCGAACCTGTAGAAAGTGATGAAGCCCAACGTCTGTTTGCATTAATCGACGACTTACAGAACAAAGGCTTTCGTCCCTTTGAGTTCAGCCTCGCCCCTACTGATGTACTGTCGGCTAAAAACGGTTTGGCGGTGATGAGCAGTGAGTTAGTCCAAGGTATGGCTGAACGCTTCCAGAGCATCGTGTTGACTTTGGCCCTGCTGCGCGAAGAAGGTATTGTTGAGTTAGCTGATTTGGCTGATGAACTAATGGCGGGTAAAGGCATTCGTTTGGTCGTACCTATCACGGTTAAGAACAGTTACAACGAGAAGTACTTGAAGTTGTTAACCGAACGAGTGCAGCTCTTTGCAAGTAGGCTTAACAAAGCCCATCTGAAAAGTGTCTACCTGACCATCAACATGTTCCGAGATAACATGGCGGCGTTCACGCCTGAGTATCACCACCGGATCATGAGTTTGAATTTAGGTGTGCGGACCATCAAGGACTACACCTTCACGCATTCTCGTAATGGCTTTGAAAACCTATTACGCCATGATGAATTCAAACACGACATCTATAAGTTCACTCAGGTGATAGCCAACCACGACTCGAAATTCGTAGGTCACCTACTCCACGATCCCTTTGATGGTTTCGAGTTGGGGTATCGGGACGGAGTGCTGTATCACATCCCCGTGATCATGGAGAAGTTTCCAATCTTCGATCCGTTCTACGAGATTCCTAAACCTTGGGATGCTGATCAGGTGATGGAGTACCGTCAAAACCAGTACTTCGAAAACTTAGGTCAGTTTACCGATCATCCAACCTGCGGCGACTGTTGTCACGTCAACGTTTGTACCCACGGTGATCTCCATACAACCATGCGTTATCTGAAGATTGATCATTGTCCGCTTGGGATCAAGAATCGTCATGATCTGTATCGTGAGTATGGTAAAGAGTTGCGCTATTGTGGTACCGAACTCAATAACCTTATTGCGAGTAAATCAACATGAACCCGTCTGTTGAACACGAGTATAAACTGTACCAAAGGTTGTACGAAGAACTGGTCCAAGAACACAGCGACGACTTTGCCAACATGGAGTGGATCGAACACCCCGAGTTGGTTCAAAATGCGTTGGACTATTTCCGTAAAGCCGAATTTCCGTTGGTGTATCCAGCTAAGAGTTACGCGGTGGCTATCATCTACGCTACCTTACTCGAACAGGAATACGGTATTCCATTGCGTGAATCCTTGGACGACTCGGATTTGTTTCTAGGTCACGACGAGTTCTTTGTGATTTACAGCAAAGACCCTGACACCTACGAGGCTATCTTGACTGAGCTAGCAAAGATGCCGAATTGGATTACATCCGGCTGGGCACCAAAGTCGGCTGAATATTTCCGTTTGGAGTGTACAGCTGAAGGCTTGGAGAGCATCAATGGGTGATATCGTAAGACAACACCCGTGGAGTACGGTGATCTGGACCGTTAACCTATCTGAGAAGGTTGACCTTGACGCTATCGCAGAAGCGATTCTGATGGCGCCTTCTGGAGAGGACATAAGTGACTCAGTACAACCTGAGTTGGAAATATTGCGGACGTTACAAGAAGAACACATTCGTCCTGCGTTGGCCAACTACTTACTGGCTGAGTACGGTGCAAAGCTTGACGATCATTCGTACTACTTTCAACACTTCGGTTTGAGTGTAACGGATGGTCGTGGGGTGGAACCACACCAGCACAGTTTCTCCACACTGAGTTCGGTGTTCTATCCTGTTTCAAGCAAAGCCCCGTTGATCATAATGGACCCACGAGGCGGTGCTGGACGAGGCATTCCAAAAAGCATTCGCGACCGCCAGTTTGCCAACTTTCGACACCAACCACAAGCGGGTGAGTTGTTGATCTTTCCGGCGTACCTTACACATTGCGTGGGGGCACACGTTCCTGAGTTGCGATTGTCCTTGGTTACTGATTTGGTGGTGGAGGAAAAATGGAACTGATCGAACCTTGGCGGACCCGGATCGGGATCGTTAACCTTAAAGGTAAGTGTAAGTTAGAAGCAGTAGGGGATGAGATTCTAGCGCTACACTGTATGTCACCTGAAGGGGATGAGACCCCATACCCAGCCACTCGTGAAGAGTTTCCGGATATCATCGAAACCCGTGACAACTGGATCACCCCAGCGGTCATTGAGTATTTCAAACAGGAGTTTGATTACAACTATCAAGATGTCAAAGTTGAGAGTTTCGGGCGATGGTTAGCAACAGGTAAATCGTTGGGTGCACACCTACACGGTAGCTCTGCTGTGACCACCATTTTGTACCCAGATGACTACGACTCTGAGATTGTGTTGTACGATCCACGAGGCAACGCGTGTCGGGGTTATCCTCGGTCAGTACGTGACGGATACTTTGGGGATTTCAAATACACCCCTAAAGCAGGTGACTTGGTGATCCTACCGAGTTACCTCCAACACTACGTACCACCGGTTAAAGATGAAATGCGTTTAACCTTGGTCAGTGACTACTACATCGAGTTGTTGTGATCCCTAGGGAGGCTTCGGCCTCCCTGGGTTTTTATGCCCGGTATCTTATGAGAAGGGGGTACATAACGGGGTTTTGTATGAGAATTAAACAAGCAGGTGTTTGGAGAGCGCCATCTGTGTTCATCAAACAACAAGGGAGGTGGTATTATCCCTACCGTACACTTGTTAAACGTAATGGTGTGTGGAAGGACGATTACCTAGGGGGGATGTTGAACAGTCTGTATAACGGCACGGTTAACGTAGATTCCTCAGCTGGTTGGGACTACACCGCTTATGGATGGATGGGTTGGGGCTTTGGCACAACCAACAACACCACCACCAAGTTCGTAAACAAGGTAAGAGCAATTATCACGGGCACCAAGCCCTACTATAACGCACCACCTTTTCAATGGTTGGAGATGGCTGTAGAGGGAGATTTGATGGGGGTGGCTAATCAGATTGGCGATATCACAGTAAATGGTATCGCTGGTCGGTTGGTGAGTATCAGTAACGGCGGTAGTGCCGGCGCCAGCACCTTTATTGGTTGGGTGTTTGATCAACCCCTTCCTACTTCTGGACAATGGGTCATCAATACTTAACGTGGAGAAACAAGAATGTCTGTAACTAAAGAAACCTTGAAAGACCTGCAACGCAACATGAAAGCGTTGGGGTTTTATACCGGCCTGATTGATGGTTCGTGGGGTCCTTTGTCTCACGGCGCTTTCACCAATGCACGTCGCTCGGTGGCCGGTAAGAAGACTGTGCCGGAAGGGATGACTCCGCTGCTCTTTGCTTACTGTAAAGCAACGGCGTGGTCAACTAAGGTCAGTGATCGTTTCGTCAAGCGTGTGAATGAGATCGCGACACTGCTCCAACTGGGCACGCAAGGTCCGGATCAGCTGATGGCCTGTATGGCGTTCGAGACTGGAGAAACTTTCAGCCCTTCGATCAAGAACGGCGCCGGTGCACCTTACTACGGCCTGATCCAGTTTGGTGCTGCTGCGGCTAAGGACGTAGGAACGACTACTGAGAAGCTCGTGAAGATGTCTGCCGAAGAACAGCTCGAGTACGTTTACAAGTTCTTCAAACCGTATACCGGTAAGATCAAAACCACGAGTGACATCTACATGCGTATACTTTGGCCTGTGGCGGTGGGTAAGCCGGAAGACTATGTAGTCTTCTCCGAGAAGAAGCCAGGTAAAGCCTACATCCAAAATCGAGGATTGGATGCCAACCGTGACGGTCTGATCACCAAAGCTGAATGTGCAGCCAAGGTTGAGCAGAAGTTGGTATTGGGTCTGCATCCAAACAACCTTCGAATCAACGCAGCATAAAAGCCTACAGGGAGGCGTGAGCCTCCCTGTATGCCGTTACGTACCTGTCAGTACCTGTAGCAAGGTCTGGAGTGCAGAGACCAGCGCTTGCGTCATCTGCGACTTTTCTTCATCACCCACCCCAGCAGGATTGAAGTGATAAGTAGCAAAGGTGCTAACCATTGCCATAACCACAGACAGCATTACCAAGCCTGCGCGTACATACGTCGCTTTAGTCTTGTTACCGCTGTCTAGAATGGTGCCGACTTCCATCGACAACAACTTGATCTGGATCGCGTCCTTCAAAGTTGCAATCTTGGCGTATGCGTCATTCCCCGAGTCAGTCAACAACAGCTGATTCTTTTCATTCAGATGGCTGTTGCAAATACCAACGATGGTTCCCCCCCACTCGAACTCCCCCAAAGGGCGCTTCCCAGCTGTCCCCAACGCCCCACCGATGTTCATGGCTATTTACCTCGCAAGTTGACCCTCTTGGCCGTTTCCTCATACCATTTCTGGAAAGATTCTTGCGTTGCAAAACAAAGACCCAGGTTTTTAGTCTGGATCATGTACGCCAATGAAGCCATCAACAACTGTTCTTCAGGGGTTGCTCGGTTGAACGCTTCGAGGTCCGGTGGGGGTTGAACCGGTGCTTTTTTCTGGTACTCGGGCGGGATTTGGCTCGGGAGGTCCGTTGAGGGATTGGGTGGAGGCATACGCGTTCCACATCCCGTCAATAGCTGAACGAGCAATATCAGGACGAATACTAAGAGAAGGGCTTTGGGGCTTGGTATCTTTGGCGTTGACGGCCAACTCGTACCGAAACTTTGTAAGAACATTTTCAACCTCGGTCTGGTAACCAAGTTGCACATCAGTAAACTTGGTGGTGGTGTTAAACCAATCCTCGACCGATTCGCGATCAATACGCATCTGGGTACGCAGATCTTCCACATCCGCCGTCAGGTCTGAAACCTTCTGTTGCGAATCTTCAAGCGAGGACGTTAGTTCGTTGATGGTTTTTTCTTGACTGTAAATCTTCCACTGCGTCCAACTCACCACAGCGACGATCGCAATCATGAGTAGATTGCGAGGGTTAAGAAAGAACTTGGACATTAAACTTCTCCTAGCAACCACTTACGTACCAGGGTGTACTTATAGTACCCAACCGCAATGGCGTCGATGGTGTGTTCGTCAAAACTCTCCATCGGTGTACCTGTGAGGTTGTTCAGGTGCGTAAGTTTGAGGATGCTTTCTTTGACGTTATCTTTACTACCCTTTTTAACCAGAGCACCCACGGCCGATTTAGCACTGGGGGGATCAATGGTTTCCAACGGCATAAAGGCATCGTACTGAGTCAGGGCTCTGCGAATCGTTGCCTTACACTCCACGAGGGATTCAAAGGCTTGTGGGAAACGTCCCAGAAATGGTGACTCGCAGATCAACGCATGCGGTTGATAAGTCCGAAGCCAGTGGAGGATGTTTTGCTCATGCATAAAAAGCTTGGCCCAACGGTCACCATGAATAGTGAAACTGTCAGGCGCTTTTCGACTCATGCGCAACCCCGAGGACGTGTAAGCAGACACCAAGTCCAACCCACACGTTCTCAGGTCCACATCCAGTACCGCCAACCCCATGGTGTCAGTCCCAGGGTCAATGGCACAGATTCGGTACTTACCCACCCCTTGTGGGACGGTAAGCATAACTACCCCTTAGTTCCGCAACACCCCAGCCGTTACGACATCAGTCGCGGACAGCAGCGGTTCGGTCGCACCGAGTTCAATGTTCTGTTCGAACCCGCTGTTAGTGAATGCCACACGGTGATCGGTAGTGATGAAGCTACAGATCTGTGCGCACGCCACTTCCATCATGTTGAACGATTGGTTACCGCTGCCTTGAACTGTGGCCAGTCGATCAACCCCCGAAACCAGACCGATCTCAGAGATCACGGCGTAGGCTTCATTGTCGTACTTGATACGACAGGCTTCGATCAACTCGAGCACGTCTTTGGCAGTGAACAGTAGCTTCAGGATCGAAGACACCGAGAGGTAGTTACCCGAGGTGGTGATCACACCTTCATTCGGCACTTCCGGTGGTGTAGGGTTGAGGTTCGCCATCGTGAATTCGTACGGCGAGGAAATTTCATTGTCGCCGTTCACCACCGTGTGTTCAATCACAGGGAGTACGTCGGCAAGGTTGATGCGTTTGAGGTAATACGCCCAATAACGCAGGTTGTTGTGGGTTTCCAGTACACGCATACCGTACTGGGCACGCTCGGAGACGCTCAGGTCGTTGTCGACCGGACGCAGCACAAACGGCAAGTGACGGTACAGGGCCGCGTGAGAAGACACGCGATGATGGGGAGTGCTGTAGGGAGTGCCGTCACCGCCAACGCGGTTACGATGACCACCATTACCAATGGCGAAATAACCCAGATGGGGGACCTCACCCTCGTTCAGTTCCGCATCAGCCAACACACCGAACTTTTCGTTGAGTGTGGTGAAAGGTAGGATTTGCGGGCGAATACCCAGCAGCAGTGCGCTTTGCAGGGCCGAACCCATGATAGTACGCGTAATCGTTTTCATGTGGGGATAAAACCTTATCAGGTGAGACTCACATAATAGGGCATAAAATGTAATTTGGCATAGACGGGACCGTAGTCCCGTCTACTCTTGTGGTTAAGCGTCGAGACTGGTTACTGGTGGTAACTGTTTCGTGGGTCCTATCAAGGCCAGGTCCGACCCCGTAGTACTGACAATGCGGATGTACAGTGAATCACCCCCACGCACTTTAGGGATGAAACGCGGTGAGTGTTCGGCAATGGCCAATTCGATGGTGTGGTCAAACGGTGCGTAAGTCGACTCTTGGAATTGATGTGCGTCAGTCAATGTCTGTTTTTCACTACCAGGAACCAGTACATCAACGTTCTCAATCAACACCCCATAGGCTCCCAAGAGGTGCGCTTTGATCGAACCCCAAGTAACAGGCCACTCCGAAGGGAAGAAGAAAACCGGGCGACCATTAAAGAGGGTCTGGAGACTCTCTCGCCGATAGCGAACCGAAGCTTCGTTCATATACCGACCGGGTTGCATCTGGTCAGTCAGTGCTCGTGCCCGAATGTTCACCACCACATAGTCCCCATCCGCTTGATAGCTCAAGGTAGTGTGGTCAGTGTCCAAGTCATGGTCATTCACCATGCTGTACAGATTCTCCAGCAGCGTCTTGGAATCTAAACGCAATACTTGACTGATGGATAAAAGGCTCATGTGGTTATCTCTTGTAGTAAATCAGAAAACGACCGCCAAAGTACGTACAGTACTGTGGGTCCAAACGCACCACCCAGATCAGTGTAAGACGAGGATCGGGACTAGCTGGGTAACCAACGTTGCGTCCCAAATACTCCACCTCAGCATTGAACAGGTTCACTGGAGAAGGTGTAGGACTACATTGTGTTGTACCCTCAGGTAAACCCAAGATTCGATCCATAAACGTCAGATCTGGCAACGATGTAAAGACCGTGCCTTCATAGAGCGCTTGGAAACCCTCCAGTTCCGGCGTACCGTCCAACAACCCCGCCCACAACTCCGCAGGATACCGATAACCCTGTTCAGGGAATTCAGGTACCAATTCAGTGACTTGAGCGTTGTAGTTGAGTGTGAGAGGACCCCTTACTTTGGTGTTGAGGGCTTCGTCCAATTCAACCTGTAGTACACGACTGACCGTGAAAACATAGGGCGTGATTCCCAAATCGATAGCCCGTCCATTGAAGGTCACTTTCGCACCTTTAAGGTTAGCTTCGGCCGGGACAGAAGAATGAACCCATCTGTAGTTGGTCTCACCCACTTCAAAATAGACACGCCCCAAGGCTTGATGAAGAATAGAATCGGCTGCAACACCACCCAACGGGATACGCTTGAGGTGATCTCCGTAAAAGCGACCGTCAGTAAAATGCTTACGGTGCTGAACGAAGTCACGCGTCTTACTGGGATCTATCAGTCTGCCGAAATCACTGACCACTGTCACTTGATCCAACGCTTCTTTTTTAAGCAGTGTCAGCGTCACCTGACCCCACCACCGAAGTGAATAAGGGGCTGCCTTAAGCACGTACCCGTAGGCGTTCTCTGCGGTGATCAGTTCGTTAACATAATCACTGCTGTCAAAGACGTAGCCGTAATGGTGACTCAACACCCGAATGACATCCGAGGTCTTACAAGGCAAGTCCATCTGAATGGACAATTGGGTATTGGCAAACAACTCGCCAAGGTCAATGCGCTTATAAAAGAAGTCAACCGAGCCCCTGTAGACCTGACCCATAAAGCTGTCGTTGGGTTTGCGGCCTGTCACCTTAATCATGGTCTCACGACCTACCAAGGCTTGGGGTATACCAAACTCCATGTGATCAGGCGCAATAGAGACCTGATTACTGTGAGTGATGATTCGGACCAACGCTTGTTGCGGAGTCAGGCTCAACAACTCTTTAAAATCGAGGGCATCAATCATAAACCCACCCTGAAAAAAAAAGGCCTCCGAAGAGGCCCTGAGGTTAAATATCAAGATCTTCTGGTGGCGTGTCCGGATAACGGTATTCATCACTGGTACGGACCGGGAAGACGTCTTCCAACTCCTCCAACGGACGAACACTGAGCGTGGCGTAGACAGACGGAATCGTCATGCGCACGCGACTGGTGTAGCCAGTCCCAGATGACATGTCCAGCGTCGGATCAAGTCGATCGGTGTGGAACTGGGTAGCCGAGGTGTTCGATTCGAACGTGGCGTCCGATAGATCCACGTACTCGGCATCGTAACCCTTACCGAACAGCCCCTGAACGTACACGTTACTTTGGTGAATGCGAGTCACCCCTTCACCACGTCCTTGGTAATCCCCTACCCGAATGGCCGGACAACCGACCACCGTGATGTTTTTACCTTGGAGTTCAGTGACCACTTGGATTGAATAACTACTGAGCTGGCGCAGCAAACGCACCATGCTCTCCTGTAGGTCACTCAACCCCACAGACACCTTAAGGTCCGACCCCGTTGCAGTTGCCATCAGGTTGTTAGCCAGTAGATCAAACTCTTCATGGGACAAGTTGTCCAATTCCAAGTTCTTAGCTTTCAACCAATCAGCGTAGTCCATACCACCGGCCAAGTCGTAGTGCACGTCTTGATACAGGTGATAAGCCACATTTTCAACTTGTCCACGAGTTACCATGTGTTCACGGAAGGCAATAAAATCGCTGTGTAGCTTCCACGCCTTATGAATCTCTTGGCACTTCTCGTAGAAAGCAGCGGTGGAGATCACATCACCAATTACCGGTTGGTCTTCTCGCAGGTAATGAATCCATTCCGTGGGGACACGAGAGGGTTGCGCCAGTGCCCGCATCTCAGCTACCGAAGGAATCACAGGCTTGCGAACAAAGGTAGCTACCACATCCGGGACTTGTTCCAACCGAACACCATGCGAAGCGTTGTAGGCGTACAAGAAAAGGATAAACGCATCCTTAGCCGTAAACCACAAAGACTCACCATTGGCTGGGTTGTCGAAGTTGGTCATGGCCAAATAGTTGCCTTCACACGCCCAACTGATCCAGTGGTTCAGCAGGACATCTCCCAACTTAACGCTAAAGGCTTCAGACCGATCCACCACCGAGGACTCCAACACTTTGGTTGGGAGTTCGCTGTGAGTGTGTCGTCCGTATTTGTGCGTAAGGTCTTGGAGCGCTTCAGCTTGGTAATGGACGTTGTTGCGAGTGACTGACACTTCTTTCTGGATCAACTCATTCGCCGAATAAATGTCGCGTGCAGTGCCGCTGACATACTTCGTCAGATCAAAGCGTTTGGCGTTGATTGCCGGCAGTAATTTATTAGGCATCCCAGAAATATTGTGTTGCAGGCGATACTTAGCCAGCGGTAATAGCCGCTCTGTCAGCAGGTTCTCAACCAACCAGTCAAAGGTTTCTTGTTTACCAGCATTGCGGTTAATGTACTGGATGTTCCGATACAAAAACAACATCTGCTTTTTATTGAGGTTGTCAATGTAGCTGTCCAATTTGCCGTTGGATGCTAGGTATTGTCTGATATGGAAACTGTGCACCTTTTCGGTTCGGCAATTGGCTAACCGAATGTTCAAGATGAACAGGGGAATGTTCATATAAAGGATGGCCAAGTTAGCGGCTGGATACAGATCGTCCACCTTCGCATAGTCGACTACATCCCAACGGACTTTCCATCCATCGATTTTCTTTTGCAGCTCCGGAATCAGATTGGTTTCGTTGCTCTCAACTAGGTTGGTGTCATAGCTGAGGATCTCCCCGTCCCGTGCCGCAATGGCTTGTTGGATATCGATGGGTTCCAAGATCCCTTGAATCAGATCGATCTGATTCGGGTATTTACGCACCAGTTCTTTATAGAAACGTGTACCGGGCAAGTAACCACGCTTAGTGGCACGATGCTCGACCAGATTGGCCTTGGAGAACTCGATCATTTCACGAGTATCCAATGAGGTGACAAACATCCGGGTGTCGGTGCTATGGTACTCACCCGCCAAATTCAGGTAATACTTCCACGTTTCTGGTTGCTCTTCGAAGACTTCCGCTGCGCCTGAATCGCGAAAAAACTGGTTGATAGAATTCGCCGTACTTTCGCTTTTGAGGACGATCGAGCGGGCGAGCAAGAGCACATCGTCGACATACAGCTTATAGCGTGCATTGGACACGTCCAAGCCCCCTTTAGTGGATTTGAAAAAGATAGGAGTGTGAAAATGAGTCGAAGTCCCGATTCGAACGAGTTGGCGCAACTGGGGTTGTCAACCCAGGAAAAGCGCCACGAACGCGTTAAGGCGTTCCGTCGTAACCCCACATCGGCAGCCGTGGTGAACAAACTGGTTCGGGAAAATCAAGGCCTCTATGACCGTGATACTCGGGCTAAAGACCAGTTGAACGTTGGTGGGTACCTGCGCCGTACTTCTGACGAAACCGCAGCCAACGTTACCGACTCCAGCAACCTGTATCAACTGTTGCCTGACACCGAACTGGCCGAGCAAATTCTCGTCAGCTCTATTCTGGCACCAAAAGACATGGTCAATGTGGAGTTGAACTTCAACGTCAACAGTCCAAAAATTCCCTTGGAGATCTCAGGTCCGATGCTCGGCATCGTGGAAGAGTTCTTTACCAAGACCTATAAAATACCATCTCTTTTACCGAAGATTTTGTCGGACGCGTTGTTTAAGCGCGGTAGCTACCCCATGTTGATTCTGCCAGAGAGTTCGATCGATGAGATCATTAACTCTTCAGGACAAGTGGGTTTGGAAGACCTGTCTAACAACGACCCTTTCAAACTGTCGGTCGGTATTCTGGGTAACGCTTTGGATAGCGTGGGTCAAGCCATCCCCCGCCGCAAAACCAACGTATCGATGGAATCGGCTCGCGACATCCTGTCTACTCGGGTGGGTACTTACAACCCCTCTGTCAATGCCAAAGGCAAAGATAAAAACCGGGTAGATCTCAAGGTGTTGGTGAGCGACAACCCTGACGTGCTTAAGGCACCCTTCCTGTACAGTCGTGTCCGTAGCCAAGCGGTGAGTAACCGGTTGGGCCTTTCGATGGAATCTCGTGCTGAACTCAGCCGTTCGGACATCGAGGCTAGTTTCTACAAGCCACGTCAGTATCAATCCCGTGAAGTCGTAGGGTTGAAAACTGCAGCGCAGGTAGGTCGTCCTACGGTCGGTCACCCACTGGTGATGCGGTTGCCTTCCGAGAGCATCATTCCGGTTCACGTACCAGGCTCTCCTGAAGAACACGTAGGCTACTTTGTTTTGCTCGATGCTACGGGTAACCCGCTGAACAAAGCCAACAAAGCCGACTACTACAACGACTTGGGTCACAACCTTCAAGCTAACCGGGAATTGGCCAGTCAATTGATTGCCCAGTCGACGCGTGCGGTAGAGGGTTGGCGTGACGGCACCATCGACACCGCCGTCGATGAAGCCACACGAATGTACGCAACGGTCGTTGAGAATGACCTGATCTCTCGCCTGAAGAACGGGTTGTACAACGACACCGTAGAGATTGCACGACCGCTGGAAGTGTACCGGATCATGCTGGCGCGCACCTTTGCCAACATGACTACACAGTTGCTGTATGTACCGGTAGAACTCGTCAGCTACATTGCTTTCGATTACAACCAGTACGGTGTGGGGCAATCCTTGTTGGAAAACAACAAGATCCTGGCTTCTTTGCGTGTGAGTATGATGCTCGCCAACACCATGTCGGCCATCGACAATTCGGTGGCGCACACGGGCCTTAACATCACGCTGGACCCTGATGATCCCGATCCCTCTACCACGGTAGAGAAATTGGTTCACAACTACGTCAATACGCGACGGGCGAGTTACCCCTTGGGTGCTTCCAGTCCTGTTGACATCATCAACTTCCTTCAAAACGCCGGGGTCGATATTCACGTCAGTGGTAACCCTGCGTATCCGGAAACTCGGATGGAGGTTGAAGACCGGGGTCGGAGCATCGTAGAGCCTAACAACGAGCTGGAAGAGTCGTTGAAAAAGCGCTACCTGATGTCGTTGGGTCTGTCACCTGAAACTGTGGATAATAGCTACAACGTGGAGTTCGCGACGTCCATCGTGTCCTCTAACCTGCTGTTGACCAAACGTGTTGTGTTGTATCAAGACATGTTTACTGAGATGCTGTCGGATTTCTTCCGTAAGTACATCAGTCAGTCGGGTGCCTTGCGAGATGCACTGCTCAAGTGCATTGCGTCTGCTCAACAATCGGCGGCTGAACAAGAAGCCAAAGAGAAAGAGGGACAAAGTCCTGCTGAAGAGAAAGCCCAAGCTTCTAACCAAGGGCCTGAACTCCAAACGGATGGTAAAGAGCAGAACGAACAACACCTGGAGTGGTACCGTGAGTTTGTGATGGCTCTGTCTGTGTCCCTACCGCGGCCTGACAACATCACCATCGAGCGTCAGCTGGAAGCATACGACAAGTATGTAGAAGCGCTGGAGAAGGTGGTAGATGCCTACATCAACAGTGAGTTCTTGGACGGCACTGCGTTGGGTGAACAGGCCGACCAAGTCGATGTTATCAAATCTGCCATTCTTGCGTACTTCAAACGTAAGTGGCTGAACGAGAACAACGTCATGCCTGAGTTGCTTGACTTGGTAACCTTCAAAGATGAAAAACATCCGATGTTGGACCTTCTGGAAGTGCACAACGATCACATCACTGCGATCGGTGCCTCTATCCAAGGGTACATGGTCAAGGTGGCAGAAGCTCAGACTAAGCGTGATGAACTGAGCCGCGCCATTGAAGCCGACAAAGGCATCAAGTTGGGATCGGGTGACGAGTACGGTAGCGACAGTTCGTCTGATGACGACAGCGAAAGCTCGGACGATGATTTCGGAGACGATGACGACTTCGGTGACATGGATGATGACATGGGCGGTGAAGACGAAGAGTTGGATGCTGAACCTGAAGCTGAAGCCGAACCTGAAGAAGAGGAAGCAGAAGAAGAATCTGATGCGGATCTCGAATCAACGGGCGGTGTTGCAGGGGATGGGGTAATCATTCAACCTGAGTGATCCAAGGCAAAAAAAAAACAGGAGGGGAAACCCTCCTGTTATGCCGCATAATAAGTCAGGGAGCCGAAGCCCCCTGACCTACCATACTTACAGAGCAGTTACACGACGTACCAGCATCGAACCTGGAACCAGCCAGCCACGATGGACTTCCAGTACGTTACCCACACTGTCCACGAAGTAGTGGTGTTTAACCCGCTTCTTCTGATCGCCGTGGTGACGACCAAAGGAGGCACGAATGGCACCCAAGAGGGCTTCATCCATTTCCTTCGTGATTTGCAGTGCTTCATCGTCGCGGAACTCCGGACCGAACACACCCGGCAGGTGTACCACTACATTGTTCTCAACCAGCGACAGCACCGACTGATACTGACGACGCTGCTCTTTTGGAGTTTTGTCGATCAGCTCATACAGGTATGCCGACTGGTTATCACCGGTCAGTACTTCCAGAGCCGGCAATGCGATTGCGCTGTAGCGCTCCTTGTTCAGGGTGTGCCACATGGTGTGGTAACCATCCGCACGAATGGCTTCGCCCAAGGCGTCCATATCGTAGATGAAGTCATCAATGTTCAGCCCTTTGCCATAGCCCAGGTTATAGGCCAGTGCATCATTGACAGCCTCGGTCAGGATGGAGTTCAGTTTGGACTTCAGCAGCATGTCCATGTCGGTATCACGCAGCATTGCAGACAGCTCTACCAACGTTTCACACTGACGCAGCTCAGCGAGCTTAGCCAGATGCGGCTTGGACAGGAACAGCGGTGTCACCTTACGGAAGCTGTACTCCACTGGCATGTCTTCTGGCACATCGTGACAGATCATTTCCTTGTGGTAGTTCAGTTCGGCCTCTTCGAAGGTATGGCACGCCTTCTTGAGATCGAGGAGCAGAATATCCACCGGGGTGGGTTCCTGACCTTCTTCCAGTTTGGATTGAGCTTCTTCGTGCTCTTTGAGTTTCTCGACCGGCAGGGGTTCATGCGTCAACGCAGACCACGGTACCTCAGCGACCTTGACGTCCTCAGGCAGACGGTAATCAAGGCTCTTACGGATTTCGTGGTTCATGTATTGCATGCTAGACCTCAAATCGTCTTCGATTTCGACCAGTTTCTCACGGATAAACATCGACCCGTCAGGATTGATCTTACGGATGTGGAACTTCATGAAGCGCTCAGGATCGCAGAACAATCCATAAGGCTGCGCCGGATCGTAGCTGACCTTCCAGCCACTGGAGTAAGCGGGACGTACTTCTTCACCCGATTCCAGTACCAGTTGATCCCACAGACGATTGGGGTCCGAGGCAATGAAGCCCATCTTGTTGACGAACTGGAGACCCGACAGATCCAGAGGATGGAACTCACCCGGATTTTCCAGCGACTCGATTACCGTCATCTGCTTCGGTTTGCCGGTAGGCTGTTCCTGAACAGGTGCTTGGGTTTGAGCCGGCGGGTTGTAGGACCCTTGTTGAGTTTGCGGGACAGCACCCGACCCATAACGCTGCGAAGTTTCAGAACCCCATTCTTCCATGATCGCATCTACTCCCTGTAGTTTGGTCACTTCGACTTGCTGTTCTTCTTGAGAACTCTGGACTGCCGGCGTGTACGAGTTGCGCTCGTTGCTCCGACTAACCACAGCATCAGCGGTGTTGTTGTGCTGATTCTGTTGGCCCGCCCAGCTGGGCTGCTGCATTTGATTGCCCCACCCTTGCTGCGGTTGACCCCAACCAGACTGTTGGGTCTGTTGTGGCCAGTTCTGCTGCATCGGTTGTTGTTGGGTTTGGGCGGCTGCCCACTGACCACGCGGTTGCTGGAACTGCATGGAGTTCTGTCCCCACCCTTGCTGCATCGGTGGCTGCTGCATACCACCCCAACCACCCTGCATCTGCTGACGCATTTGGCCGATGCGCTGGGAGATTTGCTGATAGGTCGCAAGCAACGCTTGGATTTCTTGCTGCTGTTGAGGCGGCATGCCGTTCATCAGTGCAGGAAACTTCTGCGTGTAGATCGCAGCCAAACAGCTAGCCACTTGGTTGGCAGCTTGGACGATAGCCGCTTCGGGGTTGTTGCCTACTTGGCCGGAGCTAAGGAGAACAAACGCAAAGTCCGACACCGCCATGAAAGCGCTTTCGAACTCTGGGTTGACCCAACGGTTCTGCGACAGCATGTTCGCAGTAAAGCAGCGCAGCGGGTTGCGGCCCGCGTTATCTTGAACCACCTTGATCAGATGCCCGGCCACCATCGGGTTGAACTGTTGCATTTGGGGCAGGGAATTGAAGTTAAAGGAGACCGGGATGTTCGGAGCACTCGGGTAGAAGTTCTCCTGCATCGGACGGTCGATAGGCACAGGAAGCGAACCGTACATGGGTTGTTGGTACATAACAGTTATCCTTAAGCGCTAGGCTTATCAGTTTAGTGCGAGAAAGGGGTTGACCCTAAGGTCGTTAGTGCGTGTGTTGAATCTTTTTCTGCACGCTGTTTAGCAGTTTGACAAACCGCTGGTTACGCTTGACGCGACGCCCTTCTTCCAGTTGCAAGTACGGGTTGGTCCGTGTGCGACCGTCAGGGCTGGTCTTAGGCAGGTTGTTGTAACTTCCTACCTCAGCGATGGATGCGTGCAGATACTTCGATGGATCGGTCAGGGTCGTCTTCTTGTTTCCACGACCACCGCCAGTGGCACTGGTTTGCGGTACCAGGATCGAGGTGATCTTGAAGTACATGTTGTCGCCGGGACTTGAGATCCCCGCCACCTCACCGTGACCACGGTTCATCTTAGCAATTTCCTCTTGACCAATCTTGGTCTTGAGAGCGCCAATGATCTCCTCTTTAACCTTGGCTTTCTTGATGATTTTCTGGAGGGTGAACTTAAAGTGAGAGATGGCCTTATTGATATCGAACAGTGCATAACGCAGAACCATCAGTTCCTTGTCATACATCGTTGACTCAACGTTATCGGGTCGAATGACCATCTCAGCCAACATTTCAATCGCGTTGTTGAACAACATGTAGATGTCATCCGCCACCACGCCGACGCTGGCCAGATCCATACGAGAACGTTCATCCATGTACTCATCCAACGATTCGATGTGAGTATCCACATCGTCAGAGAGCTTGGCTTCACTTTGGCCTGACCCGAAGATCAAGTAACCCATCAGGACTCGCCACAAGCGCGTGTTGTCCACGAACTCAGGCTCAATCCGATCAGGGAAATGGTCCACCACATAGAAGAAGGATGCGATCAGTGCCTGCAGACCAATGCTGAGGTAGTCCTTGCGCACTGCCAGCCGTAGGTTACTTGGGAAGTACACCCGTTTACCATTGGCCCCTGGAGCAACCTTCAGTGTCCTGGGTAGATCCTTAACACTCTCGCAGATCAACCACTCTGAACGATCCATTCGCTCGTAGTTGATGGTGTCAGGATATCCCACTCGAACATCACAACCCGGCACCAGTTTTTGGAACGCTTCAGTAACACCGTACTTGCAGAACAAGTAATGACCCAGCGTATGCTTGGCCTTCACAAAGTACTGCCCCTGTCGTTTTGCGCTGTCTTGGTTATAGATCGTCGACCAAGCAACGTTTGCTTCCACGCAGTACAGCGCATCCGCAGGCTCAGACTCCATCGACCCGACTTCGTTGTACTTATAGTCCAACCGTTCGAACGTCAACTTTGCCACTTGCACTGGGATGAAGATGCTGTCAGAACCATAGCTGATTGCTCGGTCAGCCAATACAGGACTGATCGAAAAAGTACTGCCCCGAATAGAGATCAACCCGGCTTGACGCACATACGGCAAGTATATGTAACGGTCTGGCAGGTCTTCCCCGTCATAGCGAAACTTATACTTCATCATGAAGAAGTCAGAACGAGCAATGTCGATCGTGTACCGGTTGTTGCGTTTGCGGGTGATCTCTTGGTATTCCTCTTGGGGCGTGCAGCGCGAGCACCCAACGTATTTCAACTTCTCAGGGAAGCTCTTTGAAATACTGCGAAAGAGAGAGTCAACATAGAGTTCCACTCCTTTCATTTGTTCGACGGCCAACCCATTCATGATACTTGAGTTGAACTTGGGTGTTGCGTCAGCAACCAAGCTAAAGAGATTCATGTCCACGTTAGTTTAACCCTGCTGTGTTAGCGTAACGCAAGGAATAAAGCAGCACCAGCACCAATTAACCCAGGAACCCATTTGAAGAACTCAGAGCTGTCTTTACGACTGTAGCTACGTTCCTCGTAATGGTCTTTACGATGAAGTGACTCCATGGAGCGTTGGTGCTCCAAAGTAGCCACCTCCTCCTTCAGTCTCATCAAGCGAATTGACTGTTCAGATTCTTGGCGCTTCCACTCATTCTCGCGAGTTCTGCGGGCCTCCTCTTCCTGGAGACGCTCCAGTTCGAAAGCTCGCTTCTGTTCATCAAAGGCTCTATCGTGATTAAGCTTAGCGGCGTTGAACTCAGCAAGGTCGCGCTTAAGTTGGAGTGCACGCTCTTCCAACTCACGACGTTGTTCCTCACTGATGTCACCCAATATCCGAGCTTCCTCAATCGTCTTGAAGAACCCCAAATACTGCTCAGCTTCCTCGAACGAATAGAGCATAGCGATTGGTGGCGGCACAATACCATTGTCCCCAATCGGTGCAGTTTTGGCGTGGTATACTCCACTTAGCCGACTGCGGTCCACAATAGGACTGATCTCGTAAATTTCCTTATTAATGTTGATATACCGTTTACCGTAGATCCCCTCATTGTCTACGATCTGAATGGCGTAACCAAATGAGCCTACTGTGTTGATTGTTTCCTCTCGTCCTACAAGGTAGTTTCGAATACCATCGAGGTTGTGAGGATGACGCGGGACATAGTGCCCCTGCATCGTGGAGACCACGATGTCAAGGTTTGTGAGATAAAGGGAGCCACCTCCTGCTTTGAGCTGTTCTTTGGTCACAGCGTAGGTTATAGAAGTTGCCATCTTACCGAAGGCACCCTCCTTTACAGAGCCGTGACGTATGGCATCACGCAATGCTCGTGATGTTTCACACTTCGCATTAGATAGACGCTCAATGTCAATTTTTACACTTCTGTTGTAGGTGAAAGTGAATCTCACCAAGAAGGTATTGGGATACTCGATACGCATGGGTGCGATGGTAATCGGAAGGCCCGACCGACTCACCAGCGTCACTGGTTCGGACAAGCCATTGTAAAACTCCTTTTCCATTTTGCAGGGAGTGGACTCCCCTGAGTTGGGATTGAAGGGTTGGTCTAAAATGTTTGCCAGGGCATTAATAGCTTCTGGATGATGAATGTACTGGTGCGTCATTGTGCGTAGCCTTTTTCTACTGACCACATTCATCTTGATAATATATACCTGTTTTTACTTTCAATCGAAAAAAAAAAGAAGGGAGCCTAAGGCCCCTTCTTTTTTTATGCCGGCTACTCAGCCCCGTTAACGGGCTCGTAGCGTACTGCAAGATCTTCGAAGAAAGCATTGTCATCTTCGAGTGCTTGTAGCGAGGTCACGCGAGTCATCCGGCGCCGGACGTTAGCAGTGATCAGGAAGAAGTCCGAACGCCCAGCACCAGAGACCTGAAAGCCTGCATCACGAATCTCGGTGATCATGCTACTGACTGTGGAGTCTTCGATACGACTGCGATTGGTGATGGCAGTCAGTTCGGCGCGAGTGAATTGAACTTCAACATCATCCAGGCAACCGAACTTCAGGTTCAGTTCCAGACGGTTTTGCAGCAGGGCGATGATGTGTTTGCCCAGATCTTTATTACTCAGTTTCATTAGAGGTTCTCTCTGTACAGTTTAAGGTTAGTGTAACTTAATGATTGCGAACGTAGATGTCTGGTAGACTTAGCTTTTGGAACTCTTCCTTCAGAATCTCCATACGCCGCAATTTTTTCTGCAGGCTATCCAACCCCTGCTGTAAATCAGACAACTGTTCAACAGTAAGGTTTGTACCCAGTTGATCTAACTGTTGACGGTATTCACTCAACATGGCTTTTTCCACAGCCGCCATACCAACCATAGTGGCCCTGACCGATTGTTCCAAGTCACTACCACGCAATACGCTAACAGGATCGGGTGTTGTCAATGCCCTCAACGCCATGAAAGGGTCTTGTAGGAAATTGGAAACCGTAAGACCTGTGGTCAGTTCTGGGATACAATCCCAAGTAGCTAGGTGTCCAAACTGATTGATACCCACTGCACCGACACTGTTGACGAAGAAGACATAGTCCTTTTCAGGAACATGGTAAATCCCCGCCGCACTGTGTCTACCTTTAATGCGTCGTTCGTAGACCATCTCAGCTGAGAAATTGCGAGGCACTCCATCGATTACACGAAAATCAGATTCGTCTTTATAGTTAGCAATGACATCGTTAAGGTTAAAAGACATGTTCGTTCTCCTTAGAACTGAGAGTAAATTAGATGGACTTGGCTACGAGGACAAAGTGTCTATCTTTGACCATCTCTTCAACCGTATCCTCTTCGAACATTACGTTCGAGGTGTTGCGCTTCCAACCAAAGCCACTGTGGACAATGGTATCAAAGTACTTGTCGTCGTCGGTTTCAAACACCCCACAGACCATCCAAGTGTCAGCCCCAGTAGCAGCACGAGCCAGATACAGCTCTTTGGGCATCTCATCATTGACACCAACACGAGCGACTTGTTGGAATACGAACATTGCTTTAATCAGATCCATTGCAGTTCTCCTTAGAACTTAAGTAGTGGGGTCGACATTGACCCCACTTGTATAACAGTTATTCGTAGCTGTTTATAAGTTCCTGAAACAATACGTCAGGTATCTTAAACTCAGCACACAGAAAGACCAGTCCTTGAAAGGACATCACCCGACCGAACAACTCACCCACCTCACTGTCCAGCACACCACGAGGCTTGAGTCGATCGACTTCCAAGTAGGTCTCTTCAGGGGTGATACGCTTGGAGGCTCTGCTCCACCCTTTGAAGAACTCACCGTACCTACGGAACAGTGCATCGTCAGGACACAGGCTGCGGTCAAGCGCGGTGTTATAAACTGGGACCATAATAGTTCTCCTAAGAACATTGGGGGTTAGATACAAGATTTTGTATCCTATTCACAAGAGTAATATAGATCTGAAATTTTTTTAACTAGGAAATAGACGGCATAAAAAGAAAGGAGCCCTCGGGAGGCCGAAGCCCCCCGAGGATTCCAGTGTCCCCACTTAAGGACCCGACTTCAACAACCCGAAGATTGTTAAAGCTTTTCAGCCAGCTGCAATAACTTACGGAGTTACGGCAACGACGGTCTGACGGTTCTTCAGTACCTTGTCCAGGTTCTTGACCTTGATGCGAGCAGCGACCGGAACGTTGTTCACGTGCAGGTTACGCGGCTGAACCATGGCCTCTGGGTAGGTACCGCCATCACGAGCAACCATCATGCTGGAAGCCAGTTCCGGAATCCACGCGTGAACGCCCCACTGCAGCGGGTCACCGGCTTCACACTGGCCGTCACGGGTCAGAGCGATGACGATGGTGTCGTCCATACGGGAGTCGAAGGTCGACTCGATCTGGTAGCTGGCGAACGCGATACCGAAGGTACGGCTGTCGCCGGTAACCATCAGGTGACGCTGCAGCAGTACGTCGGTACCGATCAGCAGCTTCGGCTGGTTGGAACCGTTGCTCGAGGCATTCAGCGCAGGCTGGAAGCCGGAAGCGCGGTACATGCGGTAGGACACGTCACGAATGGCGTTGACCAGCAGAGCGTTGACGTCGGCCGCACGGTCGATGTCACGGATCGAGCTGATCTCTTTGTCCATGTCGATTTCGATGTCTTCGAAGAACGGGCTGACCAGGAAGCCACCCACACCTTCCACCGACGGCAGGCAACCTTTACGCTGAACGCCACCAACGTACTCTTTCAGAGTGCTGATGTAGTTGAGCAGGCGGGTCACGGCGTTGTTGGTGTTACGGACGCGAACGGCGTCGATCAGGCTTTCCAGGTCACGCGCATCGCGGTTGGAACCGGCCGGGCTCGGAGCAGAGATCGGCGCACCCAGCGGGATGGTGTAACGGAAGACTTGATCGTTGTGGTCGAGCAGCAGACCACGGGTACGACGGTTGCTGTTGGTACGAGCCGCTTTCAGATCGTAACCCAGAACCTGCGAAGAAGCAGTCAGGGCTTGAGCGATGGTGCGACCAGCGCCGGAGGCCAGGCTGATTTCGTTGCCGTCTTCGTCGACGATCGAAGCCACGTTCACCTTGGAGGCGAACAGTTCAGCGTTGCCCAGCTGCACGTTGACGGTACCAGTCACGTTGACCGACAGACGAACGGTGTAGTTGGCATCACGAACAGCTTGCAGAACAGCCGGAGCAACGCCAGCAACGTCGGTGGTGTTCTTGTCCAGGACCAGGTCCTGAGTACGGAACGCCAGCGCCATTTCACGGCCGTCGCCTTCAACCGACTTCACGAAACCGGCACGAGCCAGACGCAGAGTGTTGAAACGAACGATGGTCGGAGCTACGCTGTTGGCAGCGTCGCCTTCGTCGAGTTGCACGTACAGCTTCTCGAGGCTGATGGCAGCGTCGATGGCATCGGTGTGATCGATGAAACCAGCGCCCAGCAGGCCCGGATGGCTGGACAGACCCAGCAGGTCAACCTGCTGACCGATCAGCAGAGGAGCGGTGACGACGTCGACATTGCCGATGCGGCGAGTGGTCGGCGCGACCAGAGCTTCCGGAACGAACTTGTCGGCGTTGCTGCCGTTGGCCAGAACAGTCGGGATCAGCGCGGTGCTTTCGTCGGCCAGGATGGTGGCGTCGATAGCGGCGTGAACCAGGTTCTTACGCTGCCAGTCGCTGCGGTTACCGCTGGACTGGTGCTGGATGGCGTTGTGCACGAGGGTGCGACGCAGGTGGACTTCGTAGCCGCCCTGGTCGGGGCTGACGACGGTAGTCGGGTAGAACATTTCGGAGAAGCTGTCCTGACGGGACGCTTTCACGTTGAAGGCGATCGAGTACGGGATGAACTTGGCCAGTTCACGCTCGTCGAACGCTTCGAGGGACGGAGTTTCGCGGACGTCGACCGAACCGGCGGCACCGGAGGTAGCAACTTCCAGACGCTCACCACCTTCAGCAGGAGCGGAGCGCAGAGCGATGTCGGCGTACTCGGCAGGAGCACCAGCGGCCATGGCAGCGATGGCACCAGCTTCCAGTTGCGCGTCGGTCAGCTCTTCGCCTTCGTCGTCGCTTTCCATGGAAACCGACAGAGCGTTCTTGATTTCGCCTTTCAGCATGTCGGCAGTGCGGGTCAGTTCGCCCAGGGAGGCCGCGTCCAGCGATTCCATGCTGATCACTTGTTGGGTGATCTGACGGGAGCTGAGGTCGGTACCTTGCGAGTCGATGGTGCTGCGCAGAGCGCCTACAGCAGTGGCCAGAGCGGAACCCTGTCCGGATTTCGAATTGATACGAGACATGTGTTGAGTCCTTACCTTATTTCAGATACAGTGGGGAGTACGGCAGAAGTCGCCTCATAGTGTAGGTACATCTAAAGGAAACAATTTAATCTGCTATACCATTTGCAAAAAATCCACTTCCTTGCAGAAAGCAGAAACTTGTTGGCTTGGCGTTAAACTCCATAGAATAGAGTTAGGCGACCAATCCTTTCAAATAGTTGATAAACACCGGCTTGTCAGCCAACTCTGGCAACTTATGCTTCAGCAGGTGTTGACCAAACAACCGCTCCTTAAACAGGCGCTCGGCTTGTCGCACTACTTCGTTGGGCGTACCCACCTCGTGCTGACCCAGCGTGACGACGATGTATTCGTCATCCAGCACAGTGCAGCTATAACATAGTGGCGCACCCTCCACGAAATTGCGGCCGATCAGATGCTCCAACGGATTGAACTGTTGAGTCTGAGCAGGGTTGTTAACCTCGGTGGCAGGATTGAGCTTCATTTCCAGATAGCTCATATACGAACTGACTCGTGCATCCTGAAGGGCCAGTGCCTGTTCAGTGATCTCGTAACAGCCCGTATAGATGGCACCAGAGACATGTAGCGGCCACGCATTAACCGTGGCGTAAACCGATACATCTTCAGCTGATGTTATAGACAGAACTTTTTTAACGTCGGTGACAGCAGACAACGGAAGCCCATGGGCTGCCAGGGTTTGCTCCAGCCACCGAGGAACAATGATCAACTTCATGTTTTACTCCTAGGAAAGACAATGGACTTCAATATTTTGCTGGTTCAGGTGATTACCCTTTTGTATCGGGAAAGTCAGCTGGACAACCGGACGAGTAACTCTGCCGAATTGGCGAATACCGTCGTAGGTACCATCAAGCTTCCTGACACCACCGTAGAGATGGATCGTAGTCGCGATACCTTGGTCTCTCTGCGCAGCACAGCCTTGTGGATGATCGGCAACCCGCCGACACAGGACTACGATCGCGGAATGCTGCTTCAAAGGATACGTGTAAACGTTGGTGATGACGAGTATCTCTACCAAGCTGTGGAGATGGCCACACAAGACCTTCCTGACATCGGTGCTGTTAAGAAGGCAGTGCTCGAATACCGTGCTTCACTGAACTCGTATGTCAACCTGGCAGCGGTTGAGGAAATCCTCAAGAACAACTACCACAAGCTTGCTTTTCATCGCGGTGCCATTGGACGAGACTTCGTAGGTGAGATTGTCACGGCCCTCGAACCTTACCAAGCAGGGACAGGTGCTGTTGCTAACCCTGCCATCGTTGGTGAAGCCGACCTTGATGACATGGAGAAGGTACTGGCTCTGTTGGAACAGTCGCGTGATGAACTGTCCAACGAAGGTATCCTCAAAACCGGTTGGCAAGCGATCAACCGGATGTTTGGTGATCAGGACGGTGCACGGCGCGGTGAACAGATTCTGGTAGGTGCACTCCAGCACAACTACAAAACAGGTTTTACCCTGAACCTGTTTAAGCACTTCTGTATCTACAACAAGCCGTACATGCGCGACCCATCCAAGAAACCGATGGGTGTACATATCTCGGCTGAGAACAACCTCAACGACAACATCATGCAGCTCTACGTCTCGCTTCGTGAGAACGAAACCAAAGAGCCGGTGGTGTTGCGTGAGGTGGATATCGACTATGCCTCCAAGTACGTTAAGGAAAAGCTCCAGGAAACGGGTTACTCCATCCGGATGCTTCGGGTAGACCCCAGCCTCTTCACGTACCGTGACTACATGGACTTGATCACTCGCTACGAGTCCGAAGGCTACGAAATCCACTTCTGCGTGTTCGACTACCTGAACATGATCAACAAGAAGGGTTGTCAGCAAGGCCCGCACGGTTTTGAAACACGTGACCTGTTCCGACGGATGCGTAACTTCAATACCCCACGGGGCATCACTTATATCACCCCCCATCAGCTGTCGACTCAGGCTAAAGAACTCGTACGTTCCAACATCGAGAACTTTGTCCAAGAGATTGCCAACAAGGGTTACTACGACTCCTGCCGGACGATCGACCAAGAAGTGGATATGGAGATTGCGATCCATATCGAGAAGATGAATGGTAAGAGCTACCTGACCGTACAGCGGGGCAAGCATCGCAAGCTCGGTATTACTAAGGCCGAACATCTGTATACAGTTCTACCTTTCCAACCGGTAGGTGGTGGTATTCCAGATGACATCAACGGACCTGACATGTCGTGTCGTGCAGTGGGTGGTAGTGCAGTGTCTTCAGAAGATCAAACAGATACCTGGTGGGCTAACTAAAGTCGGCATAAACGAGGCCTTCCCCTTCGGGGGAAGCCTCACCCTTTTATGACCTCTTTATTCTAGGCGGCATAAAAGTTATTCCGACCACTAAGCCTACGGGTGCACTCCGCGCTTAGTGGTCGGTCTAACCCCGTCACCTAACAACACCCGCGCACAAAAGCTGGGTATAGGCTTGACGGCTGCTCACTGACTTGACGGGTCAGAAGCGTTCTCGTTCGTCCCCTGAGTGTCAATTCAGGGCACACGTTAAGCGCTCTTAGGCGCTGAAAGGGCTTTCGTAACCCTCACCACCTACACGATGAGTCAGTGATGGAGCGTATCTTTAACACTCATTAAAAACCCTACAAAAGTAATTTTTTACAGAATTGAGTAAATATATACTTTTTTGACCTTTAATTTGAGAGTAATGTGCTCTCGTCACTTAAGGTACCAACCAGTACCATAATCTAATCAAGCTTCGTGCTTGCGTATCGGACTAACCACTGTGAATAATCACAACGTCCTGAACGGGTGTGGCTGTCACCAGCAGTCACCTAAGACCCCGTTTAAAACTGGTTTAGCTCGTAACACCGTAACACCCTTCACTGTCGCTGGTCGTCAGCAAACCTCTCACGAGGGTTTTCTCAGTGTCGCGTTGTTCCTCTCACTCGGTGATCTTTCTAACAGAGCCGTTCAGTGTGGGAAAACTGCAATTCATCGCGGTTTGGTAACTTTGTTGTTTAAGACAAAGCCTCTCTTTAAAGTTCTCTCCAACCAGGACTTTAGTCGGGTTTTTAAAAGTGTTCAGTTGGGCGTTGGCCGCAAGTCGCGTGTACTCTCTACACCTATTGTCGCAGCGTTCTACTCAGGTTCTTATTGTGATTCTCTCACAACGAGTGCCAACCGGTAACGATAGCGCCCCTGCCACAGGGCCACCCTTAGGAGGACTCCCGTGTAGGGAGCCTCCAAGGGATCGTTATGCCGCTTATTTTCCAAAGCCTTTTATGCCGGCAGAGCTAAAGAGCCGTTTGGTACTGTAGTAGCCAAAAGCTCGACCACTATACCCGTGACTTTTTGGCAGTGAGACTTCCACCACCATCAGTCCTTGATCGTCAAAGCGACGTTCAAGCATCTCCCCTAAGCTGACAATGAAGTCGACTTCGCGGTGTTTGAGTTCAGAGAACAGGCTGTCACTGACATACAAGCAAAAGCGTTGACGGTAGTATTGACTGTCATTCTTCACCCGGTAGGTGACATAACCACTACAGCTCTTTTCGATGTCATCCTCAATGTCAGCGATGGGCATGAAAATCGTGTTGGGTAATACTTGAATGACATCGCCGTTCTCCACCATAGCGTCCAATGTAATCATCTTCTACACCTCGGATTACGTAAATGGGGCTGTGGCTAAAGGACAGTCTTAAGGACAAACCCGTCGAAGTAGTTTTTAAGCACGACTGGATCAGTTTGAAGGTGTACTTTAGCAGCGCTGGGTTTAGTGAATCTTCCGCCGGTGAAGGTCCGGTGCAGATCCACGCCCCCTCGAATTAATGTGAGTTTCCATGAAGCCACTTTGAGTACTTGTAAAGCTTCGTAGAAAATGGAGTCGACTCGTGCCCGGCTAATCACCTTCGGTCCGGTCGGAGTCATGAGTTCTGGTTTCTCACACAGTTTGTCGTGCAAGGCTACCGCTTGGTCGTATTCGCCGTGACGCGGTAAGAGTGACCAGACAATGCGTGGAATATCGGCCCCATTGGTCAGAAAACCCAATTCGACGTCAACCCATTCGTCACTGTCCTTAGTACCCACATAATACCGGAATGGTACACACACTCGCCAGAAATCTTCGGCCAGTATGAAACTTGCATTCTCGTCATAGGCAAACGCCGTGCGGTTACTTAGATTGGTGAATCCAACAAAAGTATCCATAAGGCTCCCTGTGAAGGCTAACGAAAAAAAAAGGACGAGGCCCTCTCATAAAATAGGCGGCATAGACGGGGCCGTAGCCCCGTCTAAACCAAGTAGCAACTATTTCGCCAAGAGGTACAACCAATACCCGAGGTTCGCTAACAGGAATAGGCAGTTACCTACCAGAAAGTTCCGGTCGGCTAGAAAGGCCTTACGGCGCTCCTGTTGCAACACCAGCGCTCTGTCGAACACTGCCATAGCTTACTCCTTAAACGCCTCGCTTAGACCAATCCAAAGGCGTTGTGTAGACGTTTGATCATCACACGGCCATCGTCCGCATGCTGTTCTTCAGTTTCCACTTGGATGGAGGTGATGTACCGCGAGGGTACTACGAAACGGCCTTTGTCATCGCGTGGGAAGAACTGCACAACATACTCGTCTTCCAATTGATCAGTGACCAGGTCGGCCGAGAGGACGTGGTACTGCTTCCGATCCCCGTACGCACGCAACGTGAGGTTTTCCAACCACCCCTCTTTGCATTCGTCATCGGCGTAGTACCGGGGGAACTCGATGTCGCGGGTCATGTTAGTAATGCGCACCGGTTGGTACTCACGCTTCATGAACTCTCGCACCAGGTTCAGGTTGTGTTCATCGTTGGCGAACATCCCGAAGGTATTGAAGCGACTGCCCAACACCAACAGAATCACCCGGCGGCGAAACGTTTTGCGTTCAGGGTCAAAGGTGGAGATGGGGGAGAAGCGTTCTTTGAAAGCTTCTTCGGTGTTGTAAAAGAGCGTGCCGCGTACACTGTCGAACGATTCGGTCAACAGGGAATACACCACCTGCTTTTGCGAACAGTCATCGGCGTGGCTGGCCACCCCATGAAACATCACCGGAAAGCCGCTGCCGCTGATGTAGATGGTGCTCGGGATTGGGTTGTGGTCAAGCATTGATACTGTTCTCCAAAACTACGTAGCCAACGGTTCCGTTGGTCAGGTGATATTCTTGAAGTACCATGCCTTTCCACGGTACCTGCTGACCAGCCTTAGCCCCTTCGAACAGGTTCTCAGCCGAGTTGGTCAACATCCGGACACTGCCGAGATGGCCGACGTGGTTGTTCAACTCCTCGAGGGATTCGGTTGTGGTGTTGATGCGACACCCTTTGACATTGAAGTAGACGATGCCGCCGGATGCTTTACCGACCCCGACTGTGGCCCGCTTAGGGTGGAAGGTGTTAAATTCCACACCCTCGATCACACCCAGCTTCTTCCCCAACCCCAGTTTTTTGAAAGTCATAAAGCTACCCATGTCTTACGCTCCTTGCTTTTTGTAGTGTTTAGATGCGACCTTTACCCCGTGCTCCCATTCCGTAAATGTCATGGAGTCCATATACCCGTCAAGGGGTGGGGTGTAGTAAGTATCGCCATCGTAATCCTCATCGATGTGGGTGATGAGGTACTCGTCTACGCCGTAGGTGTCGGCAGTTTCGTATAGTTGTTTTCCACCTATGACGTAAACAAAACCCGTTTCAGAAACACTTTTGGCAAAGGCCAGTGCTTCTGGGTACGTGTTAAAAACCCGAAGAGATTCATCTGTGGGCAGATTCAAAGAGCGTGTAACGACAATGTTGAGACGGCCGGGTAGCGGCTTGCCGAGGCCCTTCCATGTATTGGCACCCATGAGGATTGGGCTGCCCATGGTGGTCTGGCGAAAGTATTGCATGTCGCACTTGAACCGGGGCCATGGCAAAGCGTTTTCCTTGCCAATAACTCCATTGCGAGCGATTGCAACGATTGAGCGAACTTTGACGGTCATTCGATGACTTCCTAGTTTGTACCGCAGCTAAAGTGACTTGGCGACGCGCAAGGATCGCGCACACCCACTCCAACTCGATCCAGGAGATGCCTGAGACATCTAACCCGTAACGCGGGGAGTGTTGAGCAGTTGGTTGTTTTATCCCTTCCAAGGTCAACAGGGCTATACATCCTTGTAGCCTCTGGAAGTGGTCCAGCATTTTACTTGCAGCGATTTCCAGCGGAACGTACCGCGCTCCGCTATTACAGTAGAAGCGTAACTTCAACGTCGGGAAATACGACAGAAATACCGAGAGCTGCTCAAAGTTGAGCGACGGTAGTTTCATCCCCAAGACGATTTCTCCTTGCTGCTTGTTGGGCAGCCAATTCGTTGTGTGTGAAAGTTGCTTCTAAGACCTCACCCTCCCCAGGGTAATACAACAGGTCTTTGTAAGGAACCGGTCCACCGAGGTTCCTAATCGCCCACCAACGAGGGATACCTTTAAAACCCCAGTTAGCGAACATCAAAAACTCTGCCTCAATGTTGTCGACGATGCGACAGTACCAGATCAGCCAAAAGAGGGCAGCGGTGTAGATTTCAGTTTCGTTCTCATGAGCCCACAACAGGTCTTCTTCGGTTTCGTAGGTGACGTCAATGCCCCACACTACACCATCATGAATGACCATCCCCATGGCGCCGGCATCACCCAGCTTACGAGCAGGGAGTGCGTAGTACAGGTAGTCTTCGATATAGCTGTCTAATTTACGACAAGCCAGATCAACATTACGGCCCAAGATGCATTTTTTGATAAAGCCTTGACCCACTTCAGGTTTGACCTTGACTTTACCTTTAAACATCTCCACCGCTTTCTTATACACCGCTTTCTTGCCGTGGTTGATCTCAATCAACTTCAGAATCAAAAAAGCGTCCAAGTCGTGATACATAATGCGTACCCTTTCTTCCGTTTAGGAATGTAAGTTTAAGTGAAACTCTACAGGGCTTAGGCGTGAGCCTAAGACCCTATAGAAAAATGCACGAATGTTATTATTTATTGCTACAGGCGACCCAAATAACTGTCACGCAGTACTTGAATCCCGGAGGCGTGGGGATGTCCGCCCCCACCCCACTGCTCAGCAATGGTGTTGACGATAATCCCACCTTTCTTGGAACTGATGCGATACACCCGACCCATGGCGGTTTCGTGGTAGATCATCACAATGGAGAAGTTGTCTTCCAACGCCCGACCGATTTGGGTGCAGAGGTACTTCGGTGCGTTGACCAACGCCACGTCATTGTAGGTGGTGGTGCGACCATCACCATTGGGCACCTCCAAGCTCACCACGCGCAAGGTGTTCTCGATGGCCCACTGGACGTGATTGTCTTCAGTCTCCATCAACAGGCGAGCTTGCTCCATCACGCGCTGATCGGAGGCAAAGCCATCCACCATGTACAGGTTCAGGAAATCGTCCACTGCACGCATGCTGGTCAGCTTGGCCTTACAGTACGCTGCAAAGGAACGGTATTCGGCTTTCTGAGCATCGGGGAGCTGGAGGTCCCACGTCTGTACACGGTCCAGCAGGCGCTCGTAGTGCCGCAGGTCACCAATGCGCAGGATCGGGAACGCCAGCTCGTCAAACACAAGCTGGGTACCACAACGTTTTTCGTCAAACATCAAAATAACGTTGTCGTCTTGGAAGTAGTTTTGTGGCAGTTGATCGAATTTACGGATCGCCGTGTCATGGTGATCATACACCGCAACCCCCACGGCTTTCTCAGCCATCGCCAAGATGATGTCAGGACTGGCCGACATATCGGCAAAGACCACTTGATCCCCTGGAAGGACAAAGCTTAGCAGCTCATCCTTGTAGGTCACCGGGTACAGCTCAAAGGGTTTACCAATGTGCTCAAATACCCGCTTGAGCAAAGCCCCACTGAAGTAACCGTCAGTACAGTCTTTGTGATAAAAACCCACCATGCGGGTAATGGCAGGGGCGTCTTTCCAGTCTTGAACAATTGCGTGTGGCATTTTAGAACCTATTAGGTATTAGGGGTTAAAGGTTTATGGCGGTGTCTCTTACCTAAGTAGATCGTGTGTTTACGCATTTCTACCTCGGGTAAAAAAATAAAAAGGGAGGATAAGGCCTTTGTGTCCTTATCCAACCCCTTGTTAGGTAAAGCAAGAGCAGTGGTAGTCGTAAGGCAGAATAAACTGCCTTACTCCTTATTCTATCCGAATAAGCTCTCAATCAATAAGAGCTATCAGTAGAAATAAACCCGATAGGGTTTTAGCCCTTATATACCCAAGGCTTCAACATCATCAGGTCTACCTTATGAATGCTACCGCCCATCGGGACAGTAGTGATCTCTTTACCATCATAATGCACCGAAACCGGCATCACCACCGCTTGGGTGCTCTGACCGTTGTATTCCTCTTGTTGGTGTTCAATACGTCCCAGCAAGAAGACGGTCTCAGGGGCCTCAAGGCGGTCGATCATTGTGACCAGATCGCCTTCCTGGAGCCCACGCCATGCTTGGTTACGCAGGTGGAGCATCAGGCTACGGGTATCGGCCGAGAAGGGTTGTTGGTCGGGGCGCACCAAGCTACCGTCCCGCAAGGCTTCGATCATCGCTTCATAGCTGGCCGGAGTGGTGCGGATATTGACAATACCCAACCCACCCATGGCACCCAGTTGAAGGTTGAAGTTCTCCCCCGACAACGTCGCGGTTCCCTTGATCGGCAACACTTCCTTATCACGACCGAGGTAGACCAAGTGTTCGCCACCTTCGGCCGCGAGGAACTTGAAGTTCTGGGTGAGCAGGGTGGTGTTGTAACGGATTTCAAACTCGAGCACTTTGAACAGGTTCTCGAAGAACATGGGGTGCTCGGCCGTCGTGTAGGTGGTGAGGTTACCGTAGGATGCGGTGGCTTCGCTACGCAAGTGACCAAAACGACCAGTGTGACCGAACTGGTTAAAGACAAACGGTTGGCCTGGGCGGATGGAGGAGTCCGCCCGACCAGTGTAGAAGCTATGAGCCTTGCGATAGTTGTTAGAGGCCGTCTCGATGATGTCGATCACATCTTGCTGGTCCAGCTCTTGTTCAGCCAAAACTTCGATCAGTACTTCTTCCAAGCACTTGTCGTCGTTGCGGGCGTTGAACAAGGAGGCGATGTTGAAGGTCTTCTTGGACATTAGGAGTTACTCCAGTTGCGTTTAAGTAAAGGGGTATCGCTAACTATTGCACCTGGATGATATAGGTTTGAAATTATTTACGTTAGAATAAGAAAAAACACCTTGGGCTTAGTGTATGCAAGGTGTCTCATTTCAGGTAATGCGGGGCATCCCTGAGGTCCGTAGTCCGGATTGATTTCCGTTGACCCTATGGTATAGTTGGCACAATTTTTTAACCCCCGATTGACTTGAAGAAATAAGGTTTTCCCAATGCTTAAGACCATGGTGAAGTTCAACGGTACCGAAGAACCCTTTACAGCGAAGAAGGTCGCTCGATGGGCGGAATGGGCCGCCAAGAAGCTGGGTCACAAGGTTGACTGGCCGAGCATCGTTATCACTGCGGTAAACGAATGTCCTGAGAAGATGTCCACTCAAGACTTCCAGAAGAAACTGATCGACGTCGTCCTGCGTGGCGAAGACTGGCCTCATTACCAGATGGCCGGTCGGTTGTATGCCCCGATGATTTCGAAGGCCACTTATGGTCATGACGTCCCCACCGTTCAGCAACTGCATCAAAAGCTGGTCGGTTTGGGTTTGATGGACCATCTGAGCTACACCGACGCTGAATACGCTGCTGTGGAAAAGGTCATCGACCATGACCTGGACAAGGATTACATCCACTCGCGTATCGAGTACATCTACAAGAAGTACGCGGTACAGAACCGTGTGACGGGTAAGAGCTACGAAACCCCACAGTTCGTCTACATGCGCATGGCCATGGCCTTGTCGGAAAGCTTCCCGACTGAACAACGCATGAAGCACATCCGCAAGTGGTATCACTACCTCAGCAGCGGTAAGCTCAATGCTCCGACGCCGAACTACGTCAACCTGGGTACGCCGCTCAAGGGCTTTACCTCGTGTTGTATCTACACCAACCACGACTCGGCACGTTCGATCGGGGTGGGTCTGCATATTGCCTACACCATGACCTACATGTCGGCAGGCACCGGTACGTACCTCAATACCCGATCGATCGGGGATGAAGTCCGTGGTGGAGCGATTGAACACCAAGGTAAGCTACCTTACCTGCGTGCTGAAAAGTCTATGGTTAAGTGTAACCTGCAAAACGGACGTGGTGGTGCACTGAACGTCAGCTGGTCGGCTTTTGATCCTGAAGCCGAAACTTTGGTGGCGGTGCAGAACCCGATGTCGGTGGAAGACAAGAAGATCCGCGGGATCGACTACACCATGACCATCTCCAAATTCATGGTGCGCTTCGCAGCCCGCAAGCAGAAGCTGTTCTACTTCAACAGCCACACCGCCCCGGATCTACACGACGCCCTGTTCTCTGGTGACACCGAGCACTTCGAAGCGCTGTACAACAAGTACGAAGCCGACCCACTGTTCGTCAAGAACTACTTCAACGCACGTGAGCTGATCCTCAATGCGATGAACGAAGCCTACGAGACCGGTCGTTACTACCTGGCTTGGGCTGACACCATCAACATGCAGACACCGTTCTACGACACCATCTGGGCCACCAACCTGTGTGTCGAGATCATGTTGCCGACCTCCGGGTACGCTGACATGCAGGATCTGTACAAGACTGAAGATGTCGGGTACATCCGTTTCCAAACCACCGACGGGAACAAGTACGAGCTACCAGCTTCTCAACCTGTGTATGTCGAGCGGGCTCCGGTCAATGCGTTGCGTGCTGCACGTCGCGTGATCCCTGCGATCGAGTTGCAACAGGGTGAACAGTTCCAGTTCGTGAAAGACGGTCTACACTTTGACGTCCTGCAGATCGATGAGCGTAAGGCTGAACCGGAAGTGGCAATGTGTAACATTGCTGGTATCTGTCCGGGACTGATTGAGAGCGACGAAGAATACGCAGACGTGATGTACTACGCACTGCTGATGATCGACCGTTGCATCCACATGACGCACTACGAACTGCCGCACATCGGCTTCACTTCGAAGAACCGCATGAACGCAGGCGTGGGCATCATTGGTGACGCCTACTGGATGGCCAAGAACGGGTACAGCTACACCACCCGTGAAGGCAAGGGCAAGCTGTTCGAGCTGAACGAAACCCACTACTACCATGCGATCACACAGTCGATTCGTCTGGGTCGTGAGTTTGGTAACGCTCCGTGGATTCACCGGACCAAGTACCCAGAAGGTTATCTGATTTTCGACGATGGCGCTAAAGCCGTCATGGAGATCCACGATCAACCGATGATGCGTGACTGGGACCAAGTCCGTCGTGACCTCGTGGAATTCGGTGGTGGTCGTTTTAGCTGCCTTGTAGCACACATGCCGGGCGAGTCCAGCTCCAAAGGGGCCGGTCAACCCAACGGTCGTTATCCGGTGCGTAAAGCCGTGATGACCAAAACCGACAACGGTATCATCACTCGGTTCGCTGCACCTGAGAGCGACGTGTTGCACTACGAGTCGTGCTGGGTCCTTTCCAGTGTCGACCAGATCGACATCTATGGTCTGGCTCAGTACTGGACTGACCAAGGGATTTCGGCCGACACCTGGAAGCGCCTGCCGCCGGGTGAGACCGTCAAGACCAGCGAGATGATGAACGATGTCATCTACATGACCAAGATGGGCATGAAGTCGCGTTACTACACCAACAGCCTGACCTCGTCTGAGAAAGCCCTGGACGATGGTACTGTGGTGATGGTGGAGCACCTCAATACCGATAACGGTAAAGAAGAAGCAGCTGATTGTGTGGGTGGCTGCAAAATGTAACCTGTAGGAGGGCTCAGGCCCTCCTTTCTTTTTGTCAGAGTTTTTTATGCAACTTAAACCCATTGAAATGCCGGAAGGAGGGTTTCCCCTCAAGCCGGTGGAGATCGACTCCTCGATCTTCAACCTGAATAAGACTGACTACCAAACCAAGAGTCTGTTCTTGGGTCAGCAACCGGGCCTGTTCGATACGATCAACAAGACGTACCCACAGATCTGGGAAAACTACAAGACCATGAAGTCCCAGGACTGGGACGAGAACGAGTTCCCGTTCGTCACCTGTATGGCCGAGTTCGAATCTGAAGACCCACGTAAAGTGCGCAAGATGATTTACTCGTTGGCCTGGCAGTGGGAAGCCGACTCGGTAGCCTCGCGTTCGATCAGTCACATCGTGTCGCTGTTCGACCCCGCAAGCGAGCTGTGGGCGGCCTGGCAGCGCATTTCCGATAACGAAGTAGTTCACGGTGCGACCTACTCCGAAATCGTGCGTGCAAGCTTTAAAGACCCGCGTAAGGTCTTGGAAGAAGTCCTCGGGATTGTGGAGGCGCACCAGCGCCTGGCTGTGGTGGCAAACGAGTTCAGTTGGATTCGTCGCCGGGGTCTTCAGTATCAGTTGGGCGATGTCCCGAATGATCAGGAAACCTACAACGCCATCTTCATGTTCACCTTCCTGATGTTTGTCCTCGAGCGCCTGCAGTTCATGTCTTCGTTCGTGGTGACCTTCGCCATGGGTGAAGAGAACAGCTTCATGCCGGCCTGTAAGGCTATCCAGAAGATCGCTCAGGACGAGTTCGAAGTGCACGTGGAACTGGATCGCATGATCCTGAACAACGAGCTTCAGACCGAACGTGGCAAGATCGCCTACCAGCAACTCAAGCCGCGCATGCAAGCAGTGTACGATGCGGTGATCAATGCCGAAGTGACGTGGCTCAAAGACGTACTCTGGGCTGATGGTTACGACCTCCAGAACCTGAATCTCAAGCAAGCGGTGGATTGGGTGCACTGGTGTGGTCTGAACGTAGCGCGACCTATGGGTCTGGACGTGACTCACCCTGTGGTGGATCGCATCCCGGTACACTACATGAAGACCTGGCTGAACATCTCGGACATCCAAGCTTCTCCGCAAGAAGAAGCCAACGGTCAGTACAAAGTTGGGATCATGGAGCGTGACGACGAAGACGTCGAGTACGCAGTGGACTTCTGATGAACACGGTGCTGATCGTAGTAGTAGTGGCGGTGTTGGGTGTCATCGCGTGGTGCGTGCGAAGTGAGGAAGACCATGGTTAATCAAGTCCGTCCTCTGGAGCGTTTGGCATTTCTCTTCGAATGTCGGGAATACCCCATCCGTGAAGAGAACCGTCATGGTTATGTGGTATCCGATCGAGACGAGAAGCGGTTCTTTACGATCATCAACGGCGTATGTCGACCTGATCAAGTACAGGACTACTTCAACACGCAAGGAATCGGGCGTTTGGTGTTAGAAAATCCGCTGTTTGAAGTGGGTGAACCAGTCGAGATTCACTTTCACACGCCTCTTTGTGGTTTCTAACCACTTGGCCTCTAAGGGACTTCGGTCCCTTAGAGTGCTCTTTATGCCGGCATAAAACCCATGAGGCCCGAAGGCCTCATGGGTTCGCCTTAGGCTACCGGAGCTTCCGGTTGAACAAAGGTCCAGCTGATGGCGTTGAACGCAACATCGTCGCCCATCGCTTCAGCAGTTCGCAGTTGTTTCTCGATACCGTGGCGGTATGCAGTGAAGCCAGCCAGCGCCGGACTGTACACTGCATCATTAGCCAGGATACGCGAGACCAGGTCTTCGAAACCGTCGCCAACATTTGCAGCCACGCGCCCTTCGTTCAGTTCCACCAGGAACGGAACTTCAGGAGCATCACCTACACGACCACCATCGATCCATGCTTGGTACGCACGGGCTTCAGTGACCTGTAGGGTCCACGTGTGTGTTTCAGCAGCGGGGTAATCGACATTGAGGACAGCCACCGCCTGATCGTAGTCAGCATTCAGACGACCCAGTTGGATGGTCAGACGCTCGGCCAGCGGCTTGGCCAGATACTCTTCTTCCGGAGTTGGGATGTGAGGTGCGTCTACAGCGATCGGATTGCCTTCGACATCTGCATCGAGCACCTTGCCGGCAGCCAACTCGATCATCAGTGCGGCAGCAACTTCCTCGGTCAACAGAACCGCATCGTCACCCACCGGCAGGTTGAACAGGCCTTTACGAGAAGGCGAGAAATAGGTATTCATTTAACGTACCTCAAGGTGATGAATTACGGGGTGTACTTGATCCACAGGTCGCCGTCTTTACCGTCAGCAGCGACGGGGTCAACGGTCGACACGAAGATGTTGGCCGTCGAGGCAGTACCGAGGTTCAGTGCAGTTTGAACGTCACTGATTACCTGTGCTTTGGTGCGACCTTCCAGCTTGGCCGAGTCGGCGGCCTTGGCAGTGGCGTTAAGCTTACCGGCCAGGTCGTCAGCCAGTGCAGCTTCGGCAGCCGCGACAGCTTCAGTTACAACCTGAGCTTTGCTCGAACCTTCCAACTTCTGAGAGTTTACAGCCGTAGCAGTAGCGTCCAGTTTCTGGCCGACCAGAGTGGTCAGTTCGGTGATCACATCCGGGTTGTTCTGTAGGGCTTCGGCCAGCTCAGCGATGGTGTTCAGGGCTTCCGGGGAAGCACCGATCAGCTCGTTGACAGCCGACTCGATAGCCGCTTTGGCCGACACAGCGGTGATGTACTTAACATCGTCAGTACCGGCGATGGCTTCAGCGGTCGAAGCTTTAGCAGCGACGAAATCGTTGAAACCCTGTTGGAGAGTGGCAAGGTCAGCACCCGAAGCCAGATCGGCCAACAGTACAGCCAGTTCCAGTTCACCCACTTTGTATTGACCGAAGTCATCAGTCTTATCGACCTTGGACCCCAGCGATGCTGCGACGGAGGCAAGTGCCCCGTCGACTTTTTCCGACACCCAAGTCGAAAACTCGGCAAAGCCGAAGAAACGTTTCTCAGACATTTTGATGCTCCGATGATTTGAAATACAACAAGCTTGAAAAAAGGTGTGTCGAGAGGCCAGTTTCGAGAGCCCTTTTTCCATCGCTCTCTCATAAGATTCTTGAGAAATCCCCGTCAAATTAACATAAATTAGAACATCAGTCTTAATGTACTGTCTGGGATTTTAGGTAAGTCCTCATTGAATGTATAGAAAATTTCCCAGCCAGGGTAGCCCACAATACGGTAGGCTTTTTCGAAAACTCCCAATTGGTCACCCAACCTTGCTTTACTTGCAAAGAAGTTCTCAGGCATTTCGTAGTTGTCTACAAACCCAACCACCAACCATCGCCAAGGTTCAACCCCATTATAGGCTTTATCACTACCCCATTGTACCCATCGAATGGGGTAGTCTTTACCTAGACAACGAATAGTGGTGGGGGAAATTGATCCAGCAATACCTTCCTGGTAGCCGATACGCTTGATATCTGGATTGTCAGTGATGGTACCAAGGTAGATACTGCCTTCGTATCGTGTGGGTATCGGACCCATATAGAAAGGTTCCCATTCCCCTGCGACACGCACATACCCCATGTCAACACCTTTCCAATTACCCCCCACGTTCTGGCGTAGTTGTGGTTTAGCCCACACACCGTTTTGTTTAACTCTCATTCACTTCACCTTCTTTGTCACAATGTACCTTAACTTGGGATTGGTGTACCCGACCACTGAATCACAGGTAGCAGGACAATCAGTTCAGTATTGCACACAATAAAAAAAAAACAATGACGGATTAGTGACTCCTCCTTCATAGAATTTCTAGAGAAGTCTGGGGGGATTCTCTTTATAACTGACGTTTTGTAAACTAAGCCATTACAACCTTAGTTACTCCACCGTCTTTGTTGACGTAGTAGAGACTCTTTTGATTTTCGTTGTAGTAAAAACGTCCAGGTTTAAGAACCGTGTTCATGGCAACGTCAGATTCTGCTACCCAGTCACCGGCTTCATTCACCGACCAGAGTTGTTTGGTACTAACGTCGTACACTGGTGTGGACGATCCTGGACGGCGATGGGTTTTCCAAGTAGCGTTTGCTTGGGACTGTGCCAGATAACCAAAACGACCCGAACCTTTATACTTCGCTAATTCGGGTGCATCGTTCAAGTTAAAAGTAATAGTAGTACTTGGATCGAGCGCGGTTTGTCCTGGCTGACTCGAAGTGAGGGTAAAACTGTCGCCTTTACGAACCACTTTTATCCGCCAACCGTTTGGTATAGCAACCCATCCATCAGTGCCAAACTGGTCAGTCATAAGACCGAAGTCTACTTCGGTTATGTGGTATGCCATTCCATTGGTGGTGGTCATAAATCCAGGACCTGCTTGGATTATGAGCTTAGAGTTGGCCTTCGTATCCGACCCTACGTAAAACAAGGCATAGATTTGATGTAGCTTGCCTTCGTGTTCAACAGCCGCTAAAGACAAACCGATGTAATCATCATCCGGATTGGTTGAACTGCAGGTCACTTCAAAGACGTATTCATCAAAGGACTCAGGGGAGATAAAACCGATCAAAGATGAGGAGTTAGTGGTACTTAGAATGCGGTCATTAGCCTCGTCGTAAGACCAGTGTTCTAGTTCGGCGACAATGGCCGGTTGAGCCCCTGAGCCATTATGACTGATCCGAGTCCATTGATTGAAGGCTTCGGCAAAAGACTCCTTCACCACTTTACTCTGTGTAACTTCGGTGGCGTTAAGTGCGATGGCCAAACTTTTGTTAAAGATCTCTCCTGCTTCAAATGACCCTGGGGTGTTACGTTCTTTAACGAAGAGGATTTGTCCTCGGTCACCCTGCAAATTGGCAGCGGTACGGTTGACATCGGCTTCCAGTTGAGACATCGCTTCTGCTGTGGCGTAGTGGGTCGGTTCTTGTCCACCCAACTTGTCGGAATCCGAAGAACTGGCAGCTTTTTCCGACTTACCAAGTTTGGCATCAACCAAACTAAGAAGGTCTGCTAACTGTTTTTTGACCCAAGTAGAGAATTCCCCAAAGCCGAAAAGACGTTTATTGGTCATGTTGATGCTCCGTTGTAGAAAAGTAAAGCAAAGTTAAAAAAGGTGTCGAGAGGTCAGTAATGTAGGAGTTTCCCTTATATACTGACCCCTCAACAATCAACCAGCCGCCACCAACTGGATGTTCTCCAACCGCGAGGCTTTGCGTACATCAATCGAGGTGATGGTGTTGGCACCGGTCACCACACGCCCCAAATACAACAGAGTTGCGCTGTCGGCTTGTTTGGTCAGACTCACCAAGTATTTGGCTTCACCGTTAACGACCTGAACGTGAACGTAGAATGTTCTGTTCGCTGGTGTGGCGGTGAGAGTAAGTAGGTTAAAGTTTTGTGGTGGTAGTTTGTAGAAACGTCCATTGAGCACTACAGAAGTTTCTTCTGTGAAATACAGTACCCACCCTTGCGCTACTTCCTGTGAGGTCAACACACGGTATGAGGATTTTGCTACACCCCCTATGGACCAATTGTCGAACTCACTCTCAGCGGTTTTGGCAATCGGAACAAAGACAAGTTTAGTTAGCTCGTCATTGGCACCTGTCGTCCCCGACACCCCATAGATCATTCCAAACCCTAGTGTAGGCGAGGCGTAATAGGAGTTACTGCTGTGTAGAGCATTATAACCAACAAAGTTAAGGCTTGGTGGGTAGACAAATTGACCTGTGTTTTTATTGTACTTAAACCGTATAGTGGTTTGTGGTCCATTACCAATGTACGAATACCCGAAAGGTCCCGCATAACCAATAAGACAAACACCCCCCATTGTGTAAATCACAGCTGCGCCGGTATACCGTTGGTAACCCGCGTATCGCGTCAAGCCAATACCACCCGTGGTCAAGAGCACCCGAGGTGAAATCGAATGAACGGTAACGGCTGTGATGGTTCCTGTGGCCGAACCACTACTAATGTTCAGACGAGCAACGAACTGTTGAATGTACCGATTGGTGTAAAATACCAACACCACCGCAAATGGCGGCACACCCGAGACTTGGGGAATCACAACATCCACTGCGATATCTTGCACCACGCCGGTTTCACCCGCCGCTGCCAACGCAACCGTCAGCTTGGTTTTAAGATCATCCATCGCCGCTTGTGACATAACACCTGTACCCGAAGTGGTAAAGTCAGCGTTGATGCGTACCGGTCCACTGGTTCTGATTCCATCCAGATATCGCGTTCCCGATACCGTGACGGAAGTACTGGTCACTTCAGCAACACTACTCGCGAAAATATCAGGATCGGCTAATCCAAGGTCTATTAAAAAGTCTCGGTTGGCTGATGGTCGGTATCCTGAGTAACTACCGTTGTAGATGGACTTGTGAGTGTAACCGGTCGGTGTACCTTCTAGATCGGTGTACGCCATACCCCCTATGGTTTCGCCGTTGCGGGCACGCCCATTCGAGTAAAACACCATTCGGGTATCAGACAGTGGGATAGGTCCAGCCAGCTTACCTCCAACCGCGCTACCAAATGCCGGTGGAAGGGCAAGGCCGCTGTACCCCAATACACTTTGTCGAGGCAGGCGTAAGGCTTCGTATTTGTTGCTGAAATCGACCATCTGTGAACGATACAGAACCACACTATCCACCGCTTGGTTATTGATCATGTGAAAAACCCACCCACTGCCTGAATAAGCACGAGTATCGTAAACGTTGCCGTTGGGTGCAAAACCTAACGACTCTTCACTTTTAGCATACAACGTTCCTTCTGGACGGATGGTATTGTTATCCTGTCGTGTCATTGTGGCTTGAGTGATGTTGGTTTCATCCAACGCCGCTATTTTGGTTGCCGGATCAAAAGTAAAACTAAAAAGTACAGCTCCACGAGAACTGGAGTAGGTATTAGCAAAATACGATCGACCAATGACTAACCCGCGCAACTTACCTGTTACCGAATCGACAGCCAGGTGAAGGTACGGGATCTCGTAGTGGAAAACGTTTCGCGCCGTGTATCCAGCACCGACAGACAACACCAACGGTTTTGTTGCAGGGTCGTCGCTAACACTGACGTTGGCCAGATGGATCAGTCCTGCGTTATTCACAGTACCGCTGAATCCAGTGGTGGTAATACCAGTTACCAAGGTAAAGGCTACCGTGCCGCCAGCAGCAACCGCCGCTTTAGAAACCTGATAAACCAAAAAGCCAAAAGCACCACTGGCATACAAACCGGTGGGGATCAGGTAATAGACCGTAGCGCCGGCGACAATGGCAGTACCTCGCGCTCCTTGATAGGTACTGGTTGAGATCACAGCACCGGTATGTTTAGCATCGTTGTAAGAGCCGTTAGTCAGGGATATAAAGTAATCCCCCAAAGACCCATTGGCATCTTGTAAACGACCCATGATAACCGATTCGCTACAGCTAATAACGTATGCCGCTTCCATTCCTGCTGGGAAATAGGCTGGTCGGTATTTTTTGTTAGTGCGGATGGGTTCTCGCAAATTACCGATCATGGCGTTACGCAAGTATGCGTAATACACCCCTCTCCCCGAACCGTTGGTACCGTTACGCAAAATAATCAACGTACCGTCGTCTTCTACAAACATCCCAGCGTCTTTCGGAGTGGAGATGGTGGTAGCCCCTTCAAAGGTAGCAGCTAGACCTACGGGTAAGTAGTCAGGTGTCCCGTAGGAGGATAAAGGCAATACTCCTTCAGGCATCCGGGTGGCGGCCAAACTACGCACCTCAGCTTCACTATAACCACCAACATCCGCCGGCGTCAGGTTGTGTGGGTTACCTTTAACCAGTTGATGGTCCGTGATCGTTTGCAGACTTTGTGTTTCCAAATCGCTGTACGGTAGGCCATTCAGTGCGTCGCTGTTGTCAGCACTGACGGTTGGCACCACACGTGAAATGGCTTTATCATGTAAAGCCAAAAAGTACCGCCCCATCGCATCAGACAAGGCAGTTAGGTTAAGATTGAATTTCATGCGACCACCTCAATCGTTCCGTCTCGGTTGGTGTATACCCGATATTGCGTCATCAGACGCGACACTTTACGAATCGCTGTGCTCAGGATACCTGAGGCATTCGTGGTGAGAGTACCAATGTTCATCAGTACGTCCGTCTCAGCCAACACCGATTCACTGAACCGGTAACGCAACGCCCCGGCATCTAACACCACATAAACGTAAATCGTTTTGTTGGCCGGGTTAACAATCGATTGCGACAAGTCGTAGTTAGCTGCCGCCAACACCCCTTCTTGTCCTGTTAAGATCACCGGCACTGCGTTTTGGAAACTGACCACCCAGCCACCACTGCCGATCACCGTTGGGAAAGTAGTATCCATTGACCCGTAACGTGATACTGCCAACTGCCCTTGCGGCATCAAAGGTGCCAATAAGGCGTCTATCTGAGCGGTGGTGAGCATTCCCAAATGGGCTGCAGTGGTTTGGTGAGGATTGGTTTTATTCGCTTCGTGTGAGGCAACAACCACATTCACGGTGTTGGTCAGATGGGTTTGGGTTTTACCCTCAATGGCCAAGGCGTTATCTGCTACCGAGGCGCGAGCCAACTTTTTACCCAGTAGAGTTTTGATGTCAGTGAACATCGTATCCAATTGGGTAC